ATGAATGATAACAAACGAAAATCCTTCCGTATGGAAGGTAGAAAGGGATACATGAAAAAAGTTCAGTTTAGATCCTACGAGGAACTTCCGCTGATGCTCTCTGTTCCGGAGATGGCGGCGGCGCTGGGCATCTCCCGCGCCGGAGCATATGAGTTGGTTCGTACAGAGGGATTCCCTGCACTGAAGATCGGTTCTCGCATCGTGATCCCCAAGGACGAACTTCAGGAGTGGGTGAAGCGGAACACCGGAGTAAGCTGATCAAAATGGCGGCGCTTGGGGAACAAAGTGCCGCCATTGAATTGATAACATTCTGATAACACTGCCTGGTTAGGGTGGCTATTAAGGTCAGGGGATGGTATTGTGTGTTGCTGCAAAGGAGGCGACACAGATGCGAAAGACACTGGAAAATTTATATTACGGCAACATCACCCCATGCGACCGGCAGGTAGAGCCAGGCTCTGATTTGCAGAGGGTCATGGAGAAAGCGGAGAAGTGTGAGGAAAAGCTGATGACGCGGCTCAAAGACGAAGAAAAGCATCTGCTTCTGAATCTGGTGAACGCACAGGACGAGATCAGCAGTACGCTTGCCATCGAAAAGTTCATCCTCGGCTTCCGCCCGGGAATGATGCTGGCCGTGGAAAGCCTTGATAACAATGACGGGTGCTTGACGGACATGATTGAAAGGGAGCGGTGATTGGTATGGCAAAGAAACGGGCCAATGGTGAAGGCAGTATCCGAAAGCGCAAGGACGGCCGCTGGGAAGGGTTTTATACAGCGGCCTATGACCCGGTGACCGGAAAGCAGAAGATCAAGAACGTACTGGGCAAGACCCAAACGGAAGTTAAGGAAAAGCTGAAGAAAGCCATCGCGGACAGTCAGAGGCTGGACATGAATCGAAGCGGTACCCATACGGTGAAAAGCTGGATGAAGATGTGGTATGAGGTATATGCTGAACCAAGGCTTAGAGAGAAAACGAAAGACTATTACCTGAACTACATCGAGAACCACATCATCCCCGAGCTGGGTGACATCAAACTGGATAAGCTGACCACTATCCGGATCCAGAAGTTCTACAACGACCTGCAAAAGAATGGACGAGTGCAAAGATACAAGCATATTGAACTGCAAGACAAAGGGTTAAGCGTTCGGGTGGTGCGGGGTATCCACACTTTGCTGAACAACTGTCTGGAGCAGGCGGTGGCGGAGCGGTTGATTCTGGTGAACCCCGCAAAGGGCTGCAAGCTGCCGAAGCTGGAAAAGCGGGAGATGAAAGTCCTGCCGGAAGAGAAGATCAAGCCCTATCTGATGGAAGCTGACAAGCGCGGTCTGCTGGCGGCGTTCTATCTGGAATTGACCACGGGCCTGCGGCGGGGTGAATTACTGGCCCTCCTCTGGACAGATCTGGACGTGGAGAACAGGACAATCTCCATCACGAAGCAGGTAAATCGCATCAAAGGAGAACTGGTGGTGAGCCAGCCAAAAACGCAAAACTCCGTCCGCATCTTACCAGTTTCGCAGCAGGCAGTGGCTCTGATGGTAGATGAGCACAAGAAGCATCCCGGCAATCCGTATATGTTCCCGTCGCCCAAGACGGGAACCATGTTCGATCCAGATTCTTTCCGGCACACGCACGATAAGATTTTGAAGGCTATCGGCGCCGAACACATTCGCTTCCATGACCTCAGACATACCTTCGCGACCTTATCCCTGAAGAACGGCGTGGACGTGAAGACGCTGTCCAGCACCCTGGGGCATTACAGTGCAGGCTTCACCCTCAGCACCTACACCCATGCCACGCCGGAGATGATGCGGGAGGCAGCGGATACGATGGGGAATGTGATTGGGCAAATAATATAATAGCAAAAGAGAACCTGCCAAATTTAAGCTACTCGGGAGGAACTCTTTTGCTATTATAAATACATAATTATCCCCAGGTATCCCGATCTTTGTTTACTTGAACGTCTTCTGGCCGCATAAAGAAAACTGTTAGCTTGCATATGAACATATAGTATCCAATCTGAGACAATGCAGCAATTCTATGAACAATACCTTTCTGGAGAAGAGATAAAAACGTATTTCTTGAAAGGGTTGTAAGCAAGCTAAAATCAATTAATAAATCTTGAGTTTCTGGATCTGGAATATAAAATAAGCGAAAGGTGTGATTGCCTTTTATCGACACTAAATCCTTTGCGGTTTTTGAAAACTCTTCACAAGGATGAATGGCTGCAAAGATAAGATTGTCATCTCGAACAGCATCACAGGTATTTGTAAGAAGTTGAGCCTTTCTCATAATACATGTTTGTTCCCCGTTTTCGTTGGTATACAAGAAAGGAATCTCAGTATAGATATCTCCTTGATATAATTCAGCATCCTTTGGATGAGCTACAAGCTTTGGGTTTCCATACAGATTTTCAAACTGTTCCATAGCTCGTTTGGCTTGATCGCGAGTATATGGACTAATACTTGGGAACAATTCTTTACAAAAATCTATGAACTCTGGAATCATTGCAACATTCCACCTCTGGAGTGATAAGTTGTTAGTTATTTGTATAAGCTCAATATGTTTATCCCAAGGGGCTTAGATGCTCTGGATATCATTGCATGATACAAGCTCTGTTCTTTTTCGGTGAAATCTCGCAGTTCTCCAAAAAAACTTTGGGCTTGCTGACGTGGACTTTCCGGAAAAAATTGTTGATAGAAGTTCGTGGAAGACGTATATTCCTGAGAAATCGTGGCTGGGAAAAATGAGCTTGATGCATTAGGAAGGGGAAGTGCAGTAAATGTGGCCATAATAATGCCAGCAGAAATTGCAACGGAAGAAAATGTCTGACAAAGATTATTAGACATAAACAATATCACCTCTCTCAATCAAAACAGGGAGAGATTCTGTAATGAATTTTTTAGAAAGTTCAAAAATCTTTTTCGGGGTATCTTTCGTTGAAAGGTAGGCATTTTTTGTATTAAATGCTAATCGATCATTAATATCAATATTAACTGTTAAGGTATGGGAGGTTTCTTTCATACCGTACAAGGAACCGGGAACAATTTGTGCCCCTTCAAGAAATCGATGATTACTAATTTCTACGTTAATGAAATAAGTATCATCAACGGTTAAAGTCGTTCGAAATGCAATGTCTTTTATGCTTTGCGAAATGCTCCCCTTAAAAAAGCGGCCAGCAATAAAAGACACGGGGTCATCGATACCATCATCCCCAGAAAACTCAATTTGCATATTGAGCCCAGAATAATAAAAAGTAAGCTCGTTTTCGTGTTCAAGGCCAAAAAGGCTAAGACTTGCTAAAATCTTATCACGCATATCTTCCATGTAGGAGAAACACGAAGTAAGATCTTTCCAAAAATGAGAATCAAACATAGTGGTAACTTGCACATTGTTACCAGATACCATCAGTTGTGAGTGTCCATTCTTTGAAGTAGCTGTAATTCTTGGAAATTCAGGAGGAGCCTCATTGGGAATAGGCATCAAGTTAAAAGGTGACATAAAATTTGAAAATACTTTTTCCAAATTAAAAAGATTTTCACGCATGTCGAGCACATTCGGAAAAACAATATTAAAGCTACCAGTTCTAATTTTCATTAAATCAACTCCCTAATATTGTGCGGGCTAAATGTTGATATGGATATATTTATATTATACTGATTTCAAATGAAAATCAATATTTTGCCCCCTAATTTTAGTGATTGGTAAAAATAAATTGCACGAAAAGATGCACCACAATATAATAATTCATATAAGATTTATAATTTGGGTCAATATATGCTGATACAAGCGGAACTATGCACCTGATATGGGGGAATAACACGTATTGGTCAGTGTATTGGTCGGAACCAAAACTCAAAAATTGAAGAAAACTTTTGGAACCACAAAACAGAAAAAATTCCTGATTTCGCAAGAAATCAGGAATTTTCTGGTGGAGACTACTGGACTCGAACCAGTGACCTCCTGCGTGTGAAATATAATACTATACTTTTCTAAAACAGTGAAGAAAGGCTAAACTGAGCAATTTCAAGGAAAACTGAAACTTCAATCGAGGAAAAATCTCAAAAACTTTTTTAGGTTACTAACAAATTTCTAACAATTCTCGACTGCCTGTATCAATTCGTCTGCGTCTGTATGCACATAGATATTTGCTGTGGTACTGTAATCCGCATGGCCCAGGATTTTTTGCAAGGTCTCCGGAGCCATTCCCTGTTTTCTTGCCCAGCTGGCATAGGTGTGCCGGGTGCAATGCGGGTTTTTCTGCGGAATGCCCAGTTTCTTCAACAGAGGGTAGTAATCCCGTTTGCGGTAGTTTTCCGGGCGGCGCTGGCCGGTATATCCAGACAGGAGTAGTGGCCCGGTTGCCTGTTGGGCGAAATAGGCAAAATAGCCGCGCCCTTCTAGACGGATAGGAATGATGCGATTGCGTCCGGCCTCTGTTTTTTCTCCGCCTATAACATAGGCACCGTGGTAGTCCGCAAGAGGCAGTGAGAACAACTCCCCAATACGCATACCTGTATAAATCAGCATAAGAACGATTTTTGCCGTTTCGCTGTTATCAGCTTCCAGTTTTGCGATTTCTTGGTCTGTAAAGATGTCTTTTTCCTTTTTGACGTTTTCCGGGAGCCGGACGAATTTGGCAAAGTTGGTGGTGCAGATTTCCTCCCGGATGGCCCATTGTGACATCTGCGTAATCAACTGCTTGTACTTTGACACGGTAGAGTGCGATTTCTGCATGTGTGGGTCTAGGGCCAACTGAAAATCTGCTGTGCGGAGGTCCCTGAATTTCTTCTCGTGGAGCGGGGCAAACACAGCAAAGGCCCGATTGTATCCCTCAATTCCTTTTTCGCCGATCTCCTGATAATGCTCAGCTTTCCACACCTCAAATACCTCGGCAAATGTCATGTTGTACCGCTCAGACAAGTCCCGACCAGACAGTTTTTCCAGAGCCTCTGTAGCGTCTGTTTTGCGCTCATAATACCCGATAATTACTTTATTTTTGGCGGCTACCCATGGACGGCGACGCCGGCCGGACAGCTTATAAACTGTTCCAGTGCCATTCGCACGTTTCAAGGCTTTCCGTGGGGGAGTGCCAGTCTGTTTCTTTCCGCAAGCAGGACAGTATGCCGCCCCTTCAGGCAACTCCGCTTTGCAACGTATGCAGTTCAAAAAAGACACCTCCCCCTTATAAGTACGCCGCCAGGGGAGACCTGACGGCGGTTTTTTATTGGGCTTTCTTCAACTCATTGATCTGCTGCGTATGTAACTCCACCGCTTTTTCCAGATCGTCCACCCGGTTCTCCAAGATGTCTATGGCTTCTTTAGGAACAGGATTGATCTGCTCACTGAGGGCTTGGAATTTTGGGTCAAAATAGGACTCCATAAGCACCATAGTTTCACTGATGATTCCTTTCTTCTGCTGGGCCATCTTTTGGTCCATCAACTGTGCAATAGCCTGTAAGTCTTTTTCATCTAACATTTTGCGGTCTCCTTATCAAAAGGGATATCTGAATTTTTTATTCTGTCGTTTTGTTGGAATGCACTTCTTTTCCAATCCATTCAGGGTCAACAACACCCAACACTTTTCCTAAACCCTGAACGTTATCGCTCATTGGAACTGGTTCAATAGACGGGTTTAGCGAAATCAAGCAGTCTTTCCCACGCTTTTTCACATGCGGTTTCCCATCAATTAGGAAAAGCCCGATTTCCCCTTCAAACACATCTGGCTGTTTTTGTATCATCAGAAGATCGCCTTTAGAATATGGAGGAACAAGGGACTCATCGATTCTGACCAGGAAATCAGTTCGCTCCATTTCTGCGCATTTTCTTATCTTCATGCGGTGGGACGGTGATGCAAAATATTCTTCTCTTGTCATTTAAATATCCCTCTTTCAGTATTAGACCACAAGATGTAGGTCAACACCAAAATATGGAAAAATATATTGGCGTTTTTCTCTAATTGATTATAAGAATAAGAGATGCTATACTAACAGTCACTAAAACAAATGTTCGATATTGGGAGAATACAAAATGACTGCATGGGATGTCTTACTCAAATGTGGAATTTGTGAATTGCCAGTTGATTTGAGAAAGGTTTGCAAAGGACTTGGAATTGGCCTTTTTTCATACAGTCAGGGGTATTCTATTATCCAAAAACTTGGACTTGTTCATCATACCATTGGAGCCGATGGTTTTTTGTTCCAAGCAGATGGCGTATCAATTGCCTTTTATAACCAACAACAACCGTTAACACGCCGGAATTTCACGATTGCACATGAAATCGGGCACTTTGCTCTGGGCCATGCGTGCATAGAAGGCGCAGTCAGGCGTGAACCGGGAAACAAAAACGATCCCGAAGAAAAGGAGGCAAATCTCTTCAGTTCTATGTTATTGGCGCCTACTTGTGTTTTGCGCGGGATGAAGGTTGATAGTGCCTATTCTATTGAGAATTTGTGTGCAATCAGTTATCAGGCAGCAAATATTAGCTGGGATAAGCTGCAACGGCTTTGCGCTTTAGATGATGCATACATGGCCGAACGTGGATATTCTTACTTTTTTAGATCGTCAACCGAATGGAAAGTCTACAAGCAGTTTGAGCCATTTATTAAAAATCATCTAGCGAACCATCAAATATCTCTTCGTCGTTGACAAATGGCATAACATCAATGACTTTTCTGAGCGCGTCCATTTGATCTTTTGTATAAGTCCGTTTAATTTTCTTTCCATCTCGCCCAATAATAATGGCTTCTTCAAGCTCGTCTCCGGATGTGGAGGCGGGCTTTTTTCTTTGCTCTCCAGTTAACTCTTCTACAGATACTCCAAAATAAACAGATAGTCTCTGGAGCACAGCGTCTCGTGGCTTCGCTCCGTTTTTCCATCCTGTTACAGTACCAGAAGATTTTACTCCGACTTCTGCAGCAACGACATTCGGTGCTTTTCCTATTTTGTCACACAAAGCGACATATCTACTCCAAAACATAAAAATCTCCTACCGAAAATTGTGCATTACCACAAAACTAATAAAACTAATAAGATCGGCTTTACAAACTAATAAAAATGAGATACAATAATCTGGAAGACAAGAGAGCACAAACAACCGGCCACCCGCCGGGCGGCTTTTATCAATGTATTGCTGACACTTACATAATAAATGTCGCAGCTCACTTTGTCAATGATTAAAACTAATATTTTTAAGAAATGGAGGGAGAAAATGAGTTTTCTGACTGCGAGAAAAAACGCTGGACTTACTCAAAAAGAAGTCGCAGATCAGATTGGAGTAGATCAGACTGCGGTTTCTTTTTGGGAGAATGGGAAGACGCTCCCGCGTGCGTCACTGCTTTCAAAAATTGCGATGATCTATGGCGTGACGGTGGACGAGCTTCTTTCGGATCAGGGCGAAGGGTGAGGGGAGGTGAGAGGAATGGACAAGTTCAAAGTAACCCAGGACCAAAAGATTTACTTGGGAGAAAAGGAAATCACGCACTGCACCGGGTTCAAAGTTATCGCAAATGCAGGCGATGACCCGGAGGTGGAGCTCCGAGTCATCGTTGAGAGTGCGGATATTCAGAACTATCAGGCGATCCCTATGCAAACGGAATAACGGTGAGAAGGGGGAGTAAAGGCGGGCATCATGTATCAGTTTGATTTTATTCGTGAACTACAGGAAGCTGCGGAGCAGGCCGGGGTACACTTCGACCCGGCAGAGAGAACCGAGGAGGAGCTGGGGCAGCTCTATGGGCTGTTCTGCCAAGACGCGCGGACCTATCTGGCGAGCACGTTCATGAAGTATTTGAAATGAAAAATCCCGTCTGGGTAGGCGGGGAAGGGAGGAAGCGTGAGACAGTTAACCATTGACCCGGAATTCCGGGATAAGGTACCGCCTATGACGCCCGAAGAATTCCGGCAGTTGGAAGAAAACATCGTCAAGGCGGGGAGAGTATTGGTGCCGCTTGTGGTATGGGATGACATTATCGTGGATGGGCACAACAGATGGTCGATCATCCAGAAGCACCCGGAAATCAAATACCAGATTGAGCAAATCGAGTTCAAAGACCGATATGAGGCTATCGTTTGGATCTGCAAAAACCAGCTTGGCCGCCGCAATCTTACGGAGGCGCAGAAGTCCTATCTCCGGGGGAAGCAGTATGAGGCGGAGAAGATGGCACAGGGCGGTGATAGAAAGTCGGAAGGATTTTCAAACGGACAAAATGTCCACTTGAAATCACGCCGCGAAATCAAAGATGGCACCGCCGGCCGTATTGGTAAGGAGTACGGCGTGAATGGCCGGACCATCCGCCGGGACGCTGAATTTGCAAAGGGAATTGATATGGCGGAGAAAACGGCTCCCGGTATTCGAGACGCCATTCTGAGTGGTGAGGTCAAGGTTTCTAAGGAAACAGTAGCACAGCTACCATCCATGCCAAAAGAGACAAGGTCAGCTACCATTCAGTCGATTGCTTCTGGTGATCCTCCAAAAAAGAAAAGCAACAATCCTGCCGGATATTCGAAAGAAAGACGGGAACTGGATAAGACCATCGAAAATGTAGTATCCGCCATGTATGACACAGACCGGGTCGTTGAGCACACAGTCGATGATCTGATCGAGGATATGACTGCCATTATTGATGACTTTACCAAGAAAATTAAGCGGTCTTTGCAGAACCACAGCACGGTACTGCAAGATCAGTCGGCCAGAGAAAGGGCAATCGCCGCTCTGTCGGAAGCAGAAGCGGCGATCAGCAAAATGAAAGGAATCATTCTATGATCAATTCTACACCAGAATACGAATATAAGCAAGCCAATACAAAAGATATTTTTGTAGACCCACTTTATCAGAGAGACTTAGACAATTCCAAAGTCAGCAAAATCGTCCGGGATTGGAACCCCTATCTGGTAAATGCGGTGAAGGTTTCTTGGAGAGATGGAAAGCTTTGGGTTTTCGACGGTCAGCACACGATAGCTGCCTGCAAAGCAAAGCGGGGCGGGCGGGACTGCATGGTTGACTGCAAGGTTTTCTATGGGCTGACACGGCTTGATGAAATGGAGCTGTTTATCGCTCAGAATGGAGCAGCAACCCCAGTCAAGACCAGAGAGAAATACCGGGCTCTGTTCAACAATGGCGATCCTGACATTACTGCAATGGTTCGTGAATGCGAGATGATGGGTTTTCTTGTGGATTTCAATCCCAGCAAAGCCAGAAACAGAATTCTTGCACTCCGAGCTCTGTTTACATCCTTTAAATCATTAGACAGCGAATCATTCAGGGATATGATGCTGATCATCAAAGAGGCATGGGGCGGAATGCCTGAAAGCCTCACATCCGAAATTATTTCTGGTATGACAAAATTTTATATGGCATACCACGGAGATTTTAACCGGAAACGATTGGTGAAACGTCTTTCCCATAATAACCCGATTGCGATTGTACGAGACGGTAAAGTTACAGCTTCTTCTGGCGCTAATCGGTACGCCCGTATAATTCTTGGCCTTTACAATCAGAACACATCCAGCGGGCGCCTTGATGAACGATTTTAAATAAAGATGCCCCCGCCAGTGCCGGAAACACTGACGAGGGCTACCAGACCTAATCGCACACACCGACTAGGCTTGATAGAACAATTGTACGATTTTCTTTCGAGCCTGTCAAGAGGTAAGGAGGAAAAATCATGAACGAAAACAGCACCATCAAAGACCTGGAGTCCCAGGCGCGCAACACCAAACACCTGATGGACAAGTTAAACCGGGCGGCCTACGGCATGACCTTTGACGAGGCAATCCGGCTGGGCAAAGAAAATCCCCCGCCGTGCAGTGAACACGACGAGGGCAAGGATTGAGCAACCACGAACAATCCCTTTGGATACAGTATATCGCCTCCAAGGGGAGAAATCAAGGAGGTATTTATGATTGAAGCATTGACTGCGGCCGAAGCAACAGAAGTCCTTCGCAATGCGGGGCTGCGTATTACTCCGGAGACTATCCGGGATGGCATCCAAAAGAAAGTCTTCCCGTTCGGGGACTGCGTAATGGCCGAGGACGGCAAGAAAGTCAAATGGTGCTATATCTATAAAGCTTTGCTAGATCGCTGGATCGCCGAAAGAACGGTGAGCGCATGAGCATTGAAATGGGTATAGTGGCGGCAATCATTATCATTGGAACGGCCACGGTGGCCGGATGGTTCATGCGCTTCCTTTCCTGGCTGGAGGGAGAGCGGTGAAAGTCGGAGACAAGCTGCGCCTGGAACCCACCATCCCCACCAGCGCCTTTGTGACCGCAAGGACAGGCCCGCATCCCTGCCGGGTGGTCTCCATCAACGAGCGGCGCCATCATTTCACCGTGGAGTTCGATTTCCCCGAAGGCAGCTTCCGGGAAACCTACAAGGAGGAATAACGCATGGACAAACAAGAGTTGAAAAATATTTTGGACAAGCACCTGAAATGGCTGCGAGACGAGGATGGCGGAAAACGGGCCGTCCTGTCCAGGGCCAACCTGTCTGGGGCCGACCTGTCCAGGGCCAACCTGTCTGGGGCCGACCTGTCTGGGGCCAACCTGTCCAGGGCCAACCTGTCTGGGGCCGACCTGTCTGGGGCCAACCTGTCCAGGGCCAACCTGTCTGGGGCCAACCTGTTCGGGGCCGACTACATTGAAAAGGCAAAAAATTTATTTTATCCCATTGCCTGCCCGGAAATCGGCGCTTTTGTCGGCTGGAAAAAGGCAAGGGTCAAAACCGGCGGTCATGAGTGCATTGTAAAGCTGGAAATTACCGAAGATGCCGTGCGCAGTTCCGCAACAGGCCGGAAGTGCCGCTGCTCAAAGGCAACCGTTTTGGAGATTCAGGATTTAGAGGGGAATGTATTGGAGCAGGCCGCCGTCAGTGATAGAGATGAGAACTTCCATTACATTCCCGGAACTGTGGCCTCCGTTTTGGATTTCGACGAAAACCGCTGGAACGAGTGCAGCACGGGCATCCATTTCTATATCACCCGTGAAGAAGCGGTGAGGCATATCTTATGAAAAAGCTGACCCGCGAAGAGCGGCGGCGCCGGAGCCAGAGGCGGTTGCAGCTGATTACATATCTTCTGTTCCTATTACTTCTGCTGGCGTGGCTGGGAAGCTACCTGATTATGACGGTGGAGGCAGAACTGCCCGCCATGCACAAGCCGGAGGCCACCGCAGAGGACGGCACTCTCCCCGGCGACGATACCCCAGCCCTGGTCCGCTGTTATCTCACCGAAGAGGAACAGGAAGCTGCCGAGAATGAGCTGATTGAAGCCGCTTTGCTGGCCCGGTCACACAAGCTGGAAGATGTGACCATCACCTTTTATTGCTGTGAAGGGCGGCCTCATATCTGCGGAACTGGGACAGGCATCACCGCCAGCGGACGGCGCGTGACTCCGTATGTGAGCTGCGCCGTGGACCCTGATATCATACCGCTGGGCAGTACCATCATGATCGAGTACAACGGCGGGATGGCGTATCTGAGAGCCGATGATACCGGCCCGGCAGTCAAGGGGAACCACATTGATATTGCGGTCCAGGGGCACCAAGAAGCATTGGAGCTTGGAACAAAGACGGCAGACATTTGGTGGTGCGAAGAATGAATGCACATGCGAAACGCCCAAGAGGCGAGTTAGGTCCCTGCCCAAGATGTGGCCTGTATTCCGGCCAGCGATTGGCAATCGAGGGCAACCCGGATATGTTCCTGGTGGCCTGCGACGCCTGCGGATGGCGAACTCGGAAATTTACTGATATAAATCACGCGGTGAGAGCTTGGAATGAAGGGAGAACATGACATGACACTTTACGAGATCGATAAGGCCATTACTGATCTGGCAGACCCGGAGACTGGAGAGATCACCGACTTTGAGGCGCTGGACAATCTCCAAATGGCGCGGGACCAGAAGATCGAGAACATCGCCTGTTACTACAAGAACTTGGTTTCCGATGCGGAAGCCATCAAAGCGGAGAAGGAGGCCCTGGCGGAGCGGCAGAAAGTGGCAGAGAACAAGGCGGCGCGGCTCAAGGAGTATCTCTCTTACGCGCTACACGGGGAGAAGTTCTCCACGCCGAAATGCGCGGTGACGTTCCGAAAGACCACTTCCGTAAATGTGGACAACCCTTCCGCCGCCATCGAGTGGGCGGAGCTGAACGGGCATAAGGAGTGCATCCGGTACAAAGCCCCGGAAATCAGCAAGAGCGAGCTGGGCAAGGTCCTAAAGGCTGGGCAGGAAGTGCCTGGGGCTGTCTTGGTTGAAGGGATTTCTGTGGGGGTGAAGTGATGAACCTTGACATTTACAACAATGTCCGGGCCGTCCCCGCAGAGGCCAAGAAGGAGATCAGAGGTGGGCGGCTGAACGGAAAGACCGATATCAACCCTATGTGGCGCATCAAGAAGCTGACGGAGCAATTCGGCCCATGTGGCATTGGCTGGAAATACACCATTGACCGGGAGTGGCTGGAGACCGGGGCCAACGGGGAAATCTCCGCATTCATGGACATCTCGCTGTACTACAAATACAACGGCGAGTGGTCCGAGGCAGTTCCCGGTACCGGCGGCAGCGCCTTTATCACAAAAGAGAAGAGCGGTCTGTACACCTCTGACGAGTGCTACAAGATGGCCTTGACGGATGCCCTCTCCGTGGCCTGCAAGGCCCTTGGGATCGCCGCTGACGTGTACTGGGACAAGGACAAGACGAAGTATGACAAGACCGATATTGCGGTGAAAGTCGATGTCACCACATGCGAGAAATGCGGGAAGGTCTTGGAAGCGTACAAGGACTCCAAAGGCGTCACGGTGTCGATCATGAAGCACGTGAACGCCAGCATGGAGAAGTTCGGGCACGTCTACTGCCTGGACTGTATTAAGGAGATGAACCATGATTGATTTGATCTCCGAGATCGGTCAGAAAAGCAAGCTGTTGGACGCCGCCGTGCAGGAGCTTGGGAAGCGCGGACGCTCCTATGCCCAGTCTGAACAGGAATACCGGATCGCTCTGGCAAAGAGAATTTTGGATGAACGGTCCAAAGGTACGCCGGTAACGATCATCTCCGACATCTGCCGTGGAGATCGGGAGATCGCAAAGCTGCGGTTTGAACGGGACTGCGCAGAGGTCGTTTACAAATCCGCCCTTGAAGCAATCAATGCCATGAAGCTGCAGCTTCGAATGCTGGATGCACAGGTGGAAAGGGAGTGGGGACATGCGGGCAGAGACTAAGGCAACATCTATTCCTCCGGAAGTCAAGAAAGCCGTGTACATCCGAGACAATGGCTTCTGTGTGCTGTGCGGCTCTCCATATGGTGATCCAGTGGCCCATGTGGTCCGCCGGAGCCAGGGAGGAAAGGGGATCGAGAGAAATATCGTGACCCTCTGCCCGGCCTGTCACAGAGCCTATGACGAGGGCGCGAACATCCAGAGGCTAGGACGAGGCACCACAAGAGAAAGCCTGTACTGCTATCTGGTGGCGTATCTGAAAGGATTTTACCCGGACTGGAACCGGGAGGATATGATCTATCACAAAGGAGTCGAAAATGCTGAATAAATGCTTTTTGCTGGGCCGGATGACGAAAGACCCGGAAATCAGACGGACAAACGGTGGGACGGCTGTCACATCCTTTACACTGGCCGTAGACCGGGATTTCAAGACCAACGGGGAGAAGGAGACGGACTTCATTGAAGTGGTTGCGTGGCGCAACACGGCAGAGTTTGTCTCAAAATACTTCTCCAAGGGCCGTATGGCGATTGTAGAGGGACGGTTACAGATCAGAGAGTGGACGGACAAGAGTGGGAACAAGCGCCGTACAGCGGAGGTTGTGGCCGACAACGTGTACTTCGGAGACTCCAAGAAGGAGAATAAGGAAGCGCCGGAATACAAGCAGGCTGATTTTGCGGAAATCTCGGAGGAAGACGGCGAGCTGCCGTTTTGAGGTGACACGATGGCCAGAAACTATGCTGCACTCCCATGGGAATACAAAAGGGAGATGTCTGCACTCAACGATGCAGAGTTCGGTCGGCTGTGCAGGGCTTTGCTGGAATACAGCGAGTCAGGGACGCCGATAGCACTTTGTGGCAATGAGCGGTTTTTTGCCGAACGTGTCATGATGCAGGAGGACCGTTTTAAGGAGTCCTATACCACAAAGGCGGAGAAAAACAGGGAAAATGGGGTTAAGGGCGGGAGGCCTAAGAAAACCGAAAAAAACCCAAAGAAACCCAACTTAACCCAAAAAACCGAAACCGAAACCGATACTATCTCTCCTAACAGAGAGAATAAATCCCCCCTATCGTCCCCCCAGGGGGAACGGTTTGACAGGTTTTGGGCTTTGTACCCAAACAAAACCGGGAAAAAGAAAGCCAGGGAGTCTTGGGAGAAACTGAAACCGTCAGAAGAGCTGACAGAAACCATTTTGGATGCCGTTTCCAAACAGAAGCTATGGCCAAAGTGGCAGAAAGACGGAGGACAATATATCCCAAATCCCGCCACTTGGCTAAACCAGGGGAGATGGGAAGATGAACCACCCGAAGGAGGAGAAGATCCATTTGCCAAGTTTACCTGATGCTTCCCGTTGGCTGCTTTACGACGAGATCGCCATGGACACCCGGAAAACGCTGTGGTTTGTGGCGGACGCCCAGGATGTGACAGCCCTAGACAACCAGAACGCCGTTTGCCTTGCCTACGGAGCGGGCTTTGAGAACTTCCGGGATGCGGAGCCGTTTCTGAGTGCCTTCCCATCTGTGTTCCTGGCTTTATCTGACCGGGAGACGGCGGAAGCTGTGGCGGACGCCCTCAAAGAATACGCGCCATCTGTGGCCGTGCTGCTGCCGAAGGAAGGGGCCTTCGGGAGATGTTCCCGTATCCGGGACGTGCTGGCTTCCGGCGGGAGAAAGGCCGTGGATCATCTGTTGCTGGGCGCCGTGGAACAGCCCATGGACGGACTGCTGGACCTGGCGGACGTGGAGCGGAGGGACCCCGGCGCATCCGTCGCCGTCATGTCCGGTCTAAAAGCACTGGACCAGTCCATCGGAGGCTTTGCCCCATCGGAGCTGTCCGTGTGGACTGGAAAGCGCGGCAGCGGCAAGTCCACGCTGCTGTCCCAGCTGCTTCTAAACGCCATCGACCAGGGATTCCCGGTCTGCGCCTACTCCGGGGAGCTGTCGGCCTGGCGCTTCAAGCAGTGGGCTATGCTGCAGGCCGCCGGGGCCGGGCATATCGAGCCGAAGCGGGACCCGGTGTCCGGGAAGCTGTATTACTACACGCCGAAGGAGATCGCGGACCGGATCGACGGTTGGTGGAAGGGAAAGTTTTTCCTTTACGACAACCGGGTGGCTGGTGCTGGGGACGAGGACAGTATCATTTCCGTGTTCGAGTATGCCGTCCGCCGGTTCGGCTGCTGTGTATTCCTTGTGGACAATCTGATGACCGCCCGATTCAGCGACCAGAGCGACAAAGATTTTTACCGGGCACAGAGCCGGTTTACGGGGCGGTTGGTGGAGTTCGCCAAAAAAAACGAGGTGCACGTGCATCTGGTAGCACACCCCCGGAAGGGCGACAACGACAAAAAGAAGCTGCTGACCGCGGACGACATCGGCGGGTCGGCGGACATCACAAACCGGGCGGACAACGCCTTTTCGCTGGAACGGATGGAAGAAAAGGACATCGCGGCCTATGGGTATGACGCCGGGCTGAGCATCCTGAAGAACCGGTCCTACGGCTCCACAGCCAACATACAGCTGGTCTATGATGCCCGGTGCCGCCGGTACACAAAGAAGGGAGAAAGCGATGGAGTCTATGGCTGGGAACGCTGACTGGGCCGCCTATGAGCGGGAGAAGAAAAAGCTCCAAGGACTGCCGCCCGAGGAATATGAGGCGGCCTTGAAGGAGCTGGCAAGGAGGATGGGGATTTGATTTTTGAAATTCCGTATCCGCACATCAAGGGGGGAAAAGCGGACTGGAACAAGCGGTTTGGCCTGAATGCGTATTATGCCGGGAAACATTGGTCACAGCGGAAAAAGGACGCGGAGGAACTCCACTCTCTGGCGCTGTGGTCTATGAAAAAGGCGCATATCCGGAAACAGTTCGTCAAAGGCCCTGTCGAAGTCATTTTCCGCTGGAACGATGGGCTTGATGTGGACAACCACGCCGTCATGGGCAAGGCATTTTTAGACGCCATGAAAGGCTACATACTGCCAGACGATAACCGGGAATGGGTGCGGAAAGTTTCTCACGAATTTTGGGAAAACGAGAGTATACAGGTGGAGGTAAGGCCCTATGGGCGAACTTGAACAATACCTGGTCCCCATCCGCCGTTACTCTGCTAACCCCTGCATGGATTGCTGCCTCCCAATCAGCAAGTGTCCATGGCTGCGCGAGGGAAAGCCAGTACCGGGCTGGACGGCCAAGAAACGGACGTTTGTTGTCGGCAGATGCCAGGGCGGCGTAAAGCATTGGGTGACTACATACGCCATCGAGCGCTGCCCGCTGGAACAAGGTAAAGGGAAGAAGGAAGAGCAGTGGAGGAAATAACGCTTTTTCAGGAGAAAAAAATCAGTGAGATCAAGCTAGATATCTATGGTGTACCTGATTTATCTAACTGGCCGCAGATTTTTGAAATCCAAAACACAGCACAGAAATGCTACTACACTATAAAGCAGCACGAGAAGGTCATGTGCTCGGTTTCTGGGGGCTATGACAGCGATATTGTTCTGGACTTGGTCATTCGGTGTGGAGGCCGGGCTAAAACAACATTTGTGTTTAACGACACAGGTCTGGAATATGACGCTACGAAAGAGCATTTGATGCGCCTCAAAGAGCGTTATGGCATCCAGATCAAGCGACTTTTTCCCCAAAAGGCAATCCCGAGTTGTTGCCGAGATTATGGGGTTCCGTTCTGGTCCAAGTATGTGTCCAGCATGATTTATCGGCTCCAGAAACACGGGTTCCAATGGGAGGATAAGCCGCTGGAAGTGTTGCTCGACAGATATCCTGGATGCCGCTCAGCGCTCAGGTGGTGGTGCAATGATTTCAAGACAGCTAACGGGAGAGAATCTAGGTTTAACATTGCGTATGTCAAAGGTCTGAAGGAGTTTATCCGGCAGAACCCACCAGATTTTAGGATTTCAGCCAAGTGCTGCGAGTATTCAAAAAAGGTGCCCGCACACAAGGAACTTTTAATTGGAGATTACGACCTTAACATCACTGGTATCCGCAAAAAAGAGGGTGGAACACGGAGCAGCGCCTATAAATCGTGTTATGACGAGATTTTTTGTGGCCCCGACAACTACCGTCCAGTCTTTTGGTGGGGAGATGCGGAAAAAGAGGCATATCGGAAATGGGCCGGAATCATCAGGTCAGACTGCTACGAATTGTGGGGTATGAAGCGTACAGGTTGTGCTGGCTGCCCGTTTGGAAAAGATTTTGAACAGGAGATTGATCTTGTCCATGAGTTTGAACCCAAGCGGTATAGAGCAATGGAGGCTGTCTTCGGGCAGTCATACGAGTACACAAGGCAGTTTTTAGCCTATAGGGAACAGATGAAAAGCCTGCAAAGAAATGCCGATCAAATAAGGCTGGAGGGATTTTATGAATGATGTCAAGCGCGCCCTGCTGGGCGATCACGAGGCGGCCAAGCGGCTGACGGATGCGGGGGTGCTTGTGCCGTGTCCTATGTGCGGAGCCACAATAGACAGACAAGCCGAAAAAGACACCCTTATGCTGAATGAGTTTCAACTCGGAAAATGGTGTTTCATACATTTCTGCAATGAAACTTGTGACGGCGTAACGATTTACGGTAAAACCGAAGCGGAGGTTATCGCAAAATGGAACACACGAGCGCCGATCCTGAGCGCGAAGGAGATGGAGATGCTGGATGAACACTGATGTGATGTTTTCGAGCAAAACGGATTTATGGGAGACACCGCAGGAGTTTTTTGACGCACTGGACGCCGAGTTTCATTTTACGTTGGACACCTGCGCACTGCCTGAAAACGCTAAATGCGCCCGATATTACACCCCGGAGCAGGACGGGCTGTCTCAGCCCTGGAAAGGGGTCTGTTGATGCAATCCTCCATACGGGCGGGGAATTGGGAGATGGGTGGAGAAGGCCTCCGCCAGCGCGGCGGATGGCGCAACGGTGGTAATGCTGATTCCTGCGCGAACAGACACAGAGTGGTTTCACAGCTACATACTTGGCAAGACGGAAATTCGCTTCATAAAAGGCCGCGTAAAATTTGGGAACAGCAGAAACGGGGCTCCCTTTCCATCTATGGTGGTTGTGTTTCGGCCGGAATCAGAAGGAGATTTGAAAAATGGAACATCTCCGTTTTTGCGGTTCCCTCAACATTGCTTGCGGCCATGCCGGTGAGCAGGGATTCTGCACGCTGACCAGATGCCCCGTGGTCCTGGACGAGTTCCAGGCCATGCGGAGGCACCAAGGGCCAACAGGGCCGAAGGGGCGGCCGGGCGGACACGGAAATGTGGGAGGCAATATGAAGAAGTCAACGTGCAGGGGCTGCGGGGCGCCCATTGTGTGGATCAGAACGGCGGCCGGGAAATCCATGCCCTGCGATGCGGAGCCGGTGCTGTACAAGGCCCGGGAGGGCGCGGCGGGTAAGATCATAACCGGGAACGGGACGGTGCTGTCTGCGGACATCGGCGGACTGGCCGCATTTGAGCCTGACGGCGTGGGGCATGTGAGCCATTTTGCCACATGTCCGGCGGCGGAACAATTTCGGAGAAAAGGGGGCGATGGACGGTGAAATATAGAAAGAAGCCAGTCGTAATTGAAGCTGTCCAGTGGACCGGAGAAAATCATGCAGAAATGTGTGAGTTTATCGACCCGGAAGTATTGGAGATCAAGCCGAAAGAGGGGGTTGTCATCCGCACCCTGGAGGGCGAACACCACGCAAGCCCGGGTGACTACATCATCAAGGGCGTAAATGGAGAGTTCTACCCGTGCAAACCGGGCATCTTTGTAAAGACCTATGAGTCCGCCGCCCTCACCCCGCCGAACGAGCCGCTGACGCAAGCGGACCTTGATAGCATGGACTATGACAAGGTATGGCTTGACTATGGTGCTGACGGAGAGTGGGCGCTGGCGGTAAGCGGCCGAATCTATTCCCTGGCGGTCCTGGAGGGGGCCGGGTTCGAGGACATCTTGCGGGACGAGGTAGACGGTGAGACCATGGATCGCCCCAGTGGAGACTATGCCGTCTACCGCCGCCCACCGGAGGGGGAAGCATGAAAGGGCACTATGAAATCAGGGCAGACGGCCAGAGAGCAGATGTGCCGCCATGCAGAACCTGCAGGCACAAAAACAAAATGACCGTTGAGGCCCCGTGCTATAACTGCATTGACCCTGTGGCATTGGTGCTGCATAAGCCAAATGCCGGGACGGATTTTGTTTACTACGAGCCGGAGGGGGAGGAGGACACCTGATGGACTACGAAAAGCTGATTGAGCGGCTGAAACATGACTACCACGGGTACAGTACGGTGGAGAACAACCCGGAGGAGACGTTTCATGATATGGTGGAGTGCTTGACCGCCCTCTCCACGCTCCAGGCCGAAAACGAGAAGCTGCGGGCCGAGCTGAACGACTTGCGGGCCCAATGGGATATGTATGGAGGGGATGAAGGAATCACATCCACGTTTGCCGAGCTGGAACAGGCCGGGGCAGAGATCGCCCGTCTGAAACACTATGAGGATAAGTGCCACGACTGCCCTATCGTCTGTGCTAAAACGGAAATCATCAAGGCGCACGAGGAGTTGGAAGCCGTACAAGCTGAGCTGGAACGGGTAAAACAGGAAAGGGATGCGGCAGTAGAGGACCTGCACAAACTTTGCCCCGCATGGAAGTGGGACGGTGAAAAGGAGGACTGACATGGAACGCTTGACAACGTATATCTGCGGCTATGCTCATGGAGCAGAAGGGGTTAGAGAGGATAGCCTGACAGGGAACTATTGTCGTGGAGAGTTTGAGGCCACTGCTATTGTTGACCGCCTAGCGGCCTACGAGGACACGGGGCTGGAGCCGGAGGAGATCGCTCGTATACTGGATGCTTATGGACGCGGGATGACTCTGCGGACAGAGAACGCTCAGAGATTAGAAATCGTAAAGGGCATCCAAACTGACCGCCTCCGCGAACTGGCCCAGGCGGACAGGGGGGGGAGATGCGTGGTGCTGCCTGCAAAGCCAGATCAAACTATCTATCAGTGGCGCATAGGTGATGACTGCCCGAGCGTGAGCCGTCTTGATGGCGTACAAATTAACGCAGATGGAGAGATTACATATCCGATTTGGAACGGTTATTTGATAGCTGAAGATTTCGGCAGAACCGTGTTCCTCACCCGCGAGGAAGCCGCACTACGGAGGGAGCAGGATGGATAATAAAACTATACCGCGGATGTATCCCGCTGAATTTGTCGACCGGGAATTAGGGATTAGAACTGACTGCTATAACCACAGCTGCCCATTCAGGGTGAATGATACCAGCAACGCCAACCGTTGCGAGTGTACGGCCTGCCCGAATCGGTGTACGGGCGATTTCTCCATTGCGTGGAACCGGACGCTGACAGATGAAGAGTTGGAAATCATTCAACGGATTGTGGACGATCACGAACGGAGGTGGAGCGAATGAAGGAGTACATCGAGAGGGTAACTGCGCTGAACGCGCTGATAAGGGCATTGGGGTATTGCCAGTGTGCCAATGATGTGATAACTCGTATCCCCGCCGCCGACGTTGCGGAGGTGAGGCACGGAAGATGGGAAAGGGTTTCAACCGCAAGCGGAATCATTTCAAGAGTTAGGTGCTCTGTTTGTGCTGGAACACAGCCGCTAACATTTGAGAATATGCCATACTGTCCAACGTGCGGCGCTCGCATGGACGAGGAGGACGGGCATGAGATTAGCTGATGTTGACATGATTTATGACGAAGTTGAGAAACAATATAAAGGGGCAACTGGCATTGAACGTAACTGTAACCGTAATTTTCTTAATTTGATTTGTCATGCCCCCACCATCGACGCCGTGCCTGTGGTCAGGTGCCGGGAGTGTAAATATTGGAGAAGATACACTAGGCAGTGGGAAAATCACTGTGCTGGTGAATGTGAGCGACACAGAATGGAAGGCGGAACTTACGAAAATGATTTCTGCTCCTACGGCCAGCGAAAGGAGGCCGACCATGAAGTTTCGGAGTAAAACGGGAGAAGTTTTCAGCGTTAAAAAGCTTCCTATGGAATGGCTTAGATTTTTTATGTTCCGTGATACAGAATGGGTAAAAGCGCATCCACACGAAGCCGCTCGCCTGATGGGCTATGAGGTGGTGGAGGATTCCAAAGGTGTCGAAATCGACACGGTTAAACCTGTCGAAAACGATAGGGTTAATTCCATCGAAATCGAGGCAATTAAGGAGGACAATATGCCAGAGCCGGCAAAACATAAGGAGGAGGACAACATGGACAAGCCGTTGAAGGACTGGACCTTTGCTGAGGCACAGAAGTTTTGCAAGGCGCAGAGAAACACGCCTGAAAGGTGCAGCACATGTAAAATCAAAAAATTCTGCGACAAATATTTCGGAAGGCAAGGAGAATCTACAAGCCCGAAATATTGGGACTTATCCGACAAGCCCCGCTTCACCGAGCAGGAGGTGGAGGTCTTAAAATACTTCCGAGAAAAACTTCTTGTTAAGTACATAGCGAGGAAGAAAAACGACGCCCTTTTCGGGAGCGGCTCTAAAATCATCTGGGATAGCGAAGAAAACGATTCATTCGAAACAGCAGGCCCGCTGCATGGGATACAGACGAACCTATTCCCGTCTATTATGCCCGGGACTATAATTTCTGTTGACGAGATTGTCAAGGAGGGGTCCGATTGAACGCAATAGAAAAACAGGTCCGCGATCTGGTAGCCGTAGAGCTGGCCGCCGCCAATGAGCGGTTCCCGCAGTTTCACAGCGCCCATGAGGGATATGCGGTAATCCTGGAAGAAGTGGAAGAGCTAAAAGAGGAAGTTGAAAAAACGGACTCTTACTTGGCATTTGCATGGGGAGAAATCCGTATAGATGATGACTGCGAAGATTTTATTTCCGGTGTAGAAAGATACGCCATCAACGTCGCCTGCGAGGCTATCCAGGTAGCGGCCATGTGCCAGAAGTTTTTGGAGATGGATCGTGCGTAGATATTCTTTCCCCGGAGATATGTACTCCGACGCGCAATGGGAATGGGTAGCTTCCAAACGCGCAGAGGGGTACTCTATGCGGCAGCTATCGGCTTTCCTCGGGCTCAATACAGATGCGGTTTTGACAGCGCTCAGAGTCCGCGGCTTGGCCCCGCAGGAAAGACCGACGGAGCCGCTTAACAGAGACGAGTTTAACGCATTGGCGGAGGTAGATGATGCCAGATAATATTACAGCAGCTAGAATTTGCCCTAATTGCGGCAAAGAAGGAGTTGTTTATGGAAGTCATACGGTTATGGGAGGGAGAATAGAACGTCACAGGAAATGTCAATTTTGTGGAGAACGATGGGCCACAATTGAGAAGTATTACCGGCCAATCAAAAAAATTCATGGACTAGAGGTTGACAAATAGAATATCATGATATATGATTTAATGGGGGGTTATAAGAAAAAATGAAATATAGTAATCCTACATGGGAGCCTTACTTCAAAGACATCGCTCCTATTCTATCAAAACTCTACTTTATGACCAACTCAGGAACTATCAAATACATTGTGGCGACTATGATTTTCAAGAAGATGTCCTTTCTCGAATGGAGGAACGAACATTGGACTTAACAAAATACGAAATGGAAACTATCTATAACTACAATCAGGAAGAGCCTCTTGCCTCCTGCTACACGATGGACCGTGCCCTGATCCGCCGATTAGATGTACTTGCCGAAAAACACAAAGAAATTACTTTACTTAGAAGTGGTGAAGGAATGAGGGAATATACTTTCCCTAAGAAGTGGATTAAAGTCCGCGCACCAAAGGAACTATCGGACGAACAGCGGGAAAACATGGCAAAGAGAGCAAGAGAGAGGTTTGGAGTTGCAAGGGAGGGAACAAACTCTTGAAAAAAACTTTTGAAGATACGCCCAAAGGGTTCATGAGCATATATAAACTTCAAGAATATGCAAAAGAACGCGGCTATAACACCGGAAGGTTTTTGTGTATTTGCGAAAAAGGCATATTTGAACTACAATGGATTGATGCCTACTATGGGCTTATTAAATTCCTCCAGCCAGAAGTAGAGGGAATGATAATGACAAAGCAGATGATTGAAATTTTTGGAAGAGAACAGAAATATCTGCCAACTATCGGATATGATAACGGGGGTGACAACTCTGAACAAGAATGATACGACTATGGAGCAGGGGAAAGAACTTGTTAAGCGCAAGATGAAGCCAAGAGGCGGGAACTCTCCTGTGATTGGAGATAACGGGGTACATACTCAGCCCGGCGACAATGCTAAGTATGCTGGAGTGCTTGCGACTATCCTTAGTTGGGGGGATGTTGATAAGTCCGATGTTCAAGCTCTGGAAGATAGGTTCTGGAAGTTCGTTCACTATTGTTCGGAGCATGATGTTAGAGTGACCAATCAAGTAACATACCTTGCACTTGGCTTGAACAAAGATGAAGTGTATGATTGGGAAAATGGGCGTTCACGCAGCTCTGCGCACTCCGAATTCATTAAAAAAGTTAAGAAATTTTGCGCCGCTTACCGCGAAATGTTGGGCGCTGACGGCAAGCTAAATCCGGTAACTTTAGTATGGTGGCAAAAGAACTATGACGGCCTTGTGGACAAATCCGAGGTTGTTCTTACTCCCAACAATCCGCTAGGGACTATAACCGACCAAAAGCAGCTTGAAGAGCGGATCGCCGGGTCTGTGGTGGTGGAGGAGTAACGACTATGGAAACGACTATCGGCTATGCCAGCGACTATGGTGGAGAGGCCAGCGACTATCAAACGACTATGGATGAAAATCCATCAGGGACTATCGACTATGACGGCCTCACGCGTGGGAAGCTGTGCCCGTTGAAAGCCACCAGGTCGCCTGTGCTGGGGTTTTGGAACCTTGACCCCGCGCCCGATCTGGCCGCAACGCTGAAGGCTAGCGTGATTAAGTGCCGGGCCGACGGGGAGCCGCCCCGCGTGGAGTATATCGGCGGTCGGTGTGACGGCCCCCGCTGCGCCTGGTGGGACGCAGACAAAGAGCGCTGCGCCGTCCTATCGCTGGCCCGCAACAAATGAAAATACCCCGGCTTGCTCCTGGTGGAGTGGGCCGGGGTTGCTTTATGCTCTGTTTGGCGTTCTGTGGGCCGATATACGGCGTTTTAGGACATGGGAATATAGAGACACTTCCAGACGGTAAAGACGCTCTACGGGCCTGTAAATAGCCTTTGCGGCGGTTCTGCTTTTTGGGCGTGATCTTCTCTGCTGGTCACGGGCGCAAAAATGCCGCTTGATGACCTCTGGAGGGCCTACAAGCGGCGGAAAACTGGCGGGAAGTATAGGGAGACATGGGCAAAAGAAAACCCGCCCCAGGAAAGCCCAAGGCGGGCGGTGGCGATATTGTTAGATGGCCCACCCCTCAGACAGGACGCGGAGCGGGATAAACGGCCCGCCGCGCTGGGAGTGGTCAATGATGCAGGGTACGCCGTCAGCGTTGGCGGTCAGCTCGTAGCAATCAGAGCCTCGGAAAATGTGTTTGCGCCCGTCTCCGGCCTCTGCGGCTTCAAATCCTGCGGGCAGCTCCACGGCAACGCGCCGGGTCCATGTCCGGCTAATCTCCGGGTACTCCTCAAGCGTTACCTCTGCGGGCTTGCCTGTCTGGATCATATCGCCCGTGCGGGTGATATATAGTGTAATAGTCATGTTGTGCCGTCCTTTCCTCCGGCTCTGCCGGGCTCCGTTGTGTTGATTGTATCGCGCCCGATCGGGGCAGTCAAGATTTTTTCGCCGTCTCCCAGATAATCATGATCGGAAGGAGCAAGATAAATAGGATAATCAAGCGGGGGTCACCTCCTCAAAAATGGAGGTACCGTTTTTCTTGTATGATTCGTTCCATGCATAAGCGATTTCTTCCGCTTGTTTTCGGCTTTCGCACAGATGGCAGATATTAGAACCATAGTGGGCAATATAGGCGACGAGGTTTTCCCCAGTCTTGATGGTATCGGCAAAGGCGTAATTTTTGCCGTTGATTGTTTGGGTTACTACTACAAAAATCATTTTAATGGTATTTCCTCCATTCTCCGGCGGGCGGGTCAAGCCCAATTAAAAGAAAGTTGTGGAAACATTTTTTCAATCTGCGCCGCCTCTTTTGCGGCATAATCTCCAATAATGCGACCGTTTTTGTAGATATTGCCGCGATAAATGCAGTCTAAATCAGAAAAGAAAATATCAATTTTATCAGCATCGCGGGGGCTGTCTCCATACCACATTTCTAAAAATTTTCCCATTAGTCTATCCCCCCCTCAAAATTTCGCGATTTCTTGCCCATCACTTGCCACTCCGGGAAGGAATGTCCCCAGGCGGGCCGGGTCGGTAAACAGGTTGTAGCCGTCAATGCCCACAAACTGGGCAACCTCCACGGCGTTCCCGTGGGCGTCTCTGTCGATGTAGCGGCGCAGGGTGTAGGCTCTGCCCTCGTAAATATAGCGCCCGCCGTCCTGGTAGTATTCGCGGGCCTCGGCCAGCGTGGCGGCGGCGATCTGGTCAATGGTCATTGTCAGCCGTCCGGTAGGGTCTCTGTATCGTTTCATTGTGCGACCTCCTCCATGTCAACGCATTTTTGGAGATTGTCGGCCTCCGTGCCTAGATTGAAGATATTACCTAGATAATAGGCCTTTGCCTCCTCGATAGAGGCATTAAGCTGGGTATACAGATAGTCTCCATTGGAAAAGGTGACTTTGTAAGTATTCATTGTGCGGCCCTCCTTGCGGCCTTGTTGACCGCTGCACGGTTTGCGGCGTTTGCCTTTGCGCTGATGCCGCTATCATCAAACAGAATTGTAAAGCCGTCATTCTGGAGGCTTGCGGCCATTTCTACGGGGTCAATACCGGGGAACTGGCAAACGTACTCGATGCAATTATAGCGAAGTTCCTGCGGCCTGCCGGAGATTTCCGCCGTTCTGATTAGATCGCGCTTGTAACTGCCGAAAATGCGGCGGGCCTTGTCCTCTTTGGCGGAAAGAATCATCTGCCGGAGTTCTTCCGTTCCGGGTACGGCCCAGAGACTGACGGCGAAAAAGGTGTTTTCCATATAGTTCACGGCGAAGCGGATTTTCTGGGCGTCTCCGCTCTCTTTGGCGGCCTTGTAGTCCCTGATTGCGTTCTGGATCAGTTCAGCGCGTTCCTTGTTCGTCATTTCTGTTTTCCTCCTTGTCATGGAGGGCCGCCCGTGGTATAATGGGCGTGCCCTGGTTCTGTGGTAGGTTCTGGGGTTCTTTTGCCCTGGTCACTATTGCGAGTAGTGGCCGGGGCTTTTATTTGTCAATGATGTAGTACGGAGTTACTTTCCCGTCGGTTGCTTTGGCCGTATTCTTAGCGGCCTCCTCTGTGGCGTACCATCCAATGGTAACGCCGTCTTTTTGCACTGCGTATATATCGGGCTGCATTCTTTTTCCTCCCGGCCTGTGGCCTGTATTGTTTGGGTTCTGATGCCAGTATAATTCAACGTTTGTTATATGTCAAGATTAATTTTATAATTTTGTTATATTTTTTTCTACATTAAATGCACTAATTGTTGCAACAAATATTCTTTTTGTTCAATTTTGCTTTGCGGTACTTCTTAATATCATATATAAGGGGCACCGCCAGCCGGACACCCCCGGGGGATAGGCCGGAGCCGTCGTCCCCCTACCTCAGCCACTCTACCACCGAAAATAACAAAAAGCCCTTGACAATTCAACAAACGTTGATTATAATGTAATTGTAAGATAAAATTCAACGGGGGTTATAATATGGGATGGAAAACACTTGGGCTAAAGGAAGCAATAAAAGAAATGTTGCATGACAGCGGGATGACGCAGAAGGGCGTGTGTGAAGCTGCTGGGTATAAGTCTGTTGGGAGTGTTGCACAGCCATTAGCGAGAGGTGACATTAAGATTTCGACATTGTTAAGATTGGCTGATGCAGCTGGATTTGACATTGTGCTTGTACAGAGGAGCAATTTAGAAGGGTATAGTCCAATTAAAATTAAGCCGAACGATAAAAAAGAAGAATCCTAAAAATCCGCGCAAAACAAAAAAGGAGATGATGCTCCTTGGAAGTAAGGAAGGATTTAACAGGGCAACGGTTTGGCCGATTGGTCGCTATCCGACCCGTCAGAAAGCGGGCGAATGATGACCGGCATACAATGTGGTTCTGCAAGTGCGATTGTGGTAGTGTAGCGGTTATTTCTACAAATAATTTAATACAGCAGACGGTTTCCTGCGGATGTGTGTCAAGAGGGCCAAAGATAGATGATACGGTTAGGGCGGTTTGTCCTGGATGTGGGGAAAAGTTTGATATTGAATTGAACGGACAAAAAACTCCACAATTCTGTCCCGATTGCTCAAGAATATATACAGGTAATAGCTGGAAGGTATGTCCTGTTTGCAGAAAACTATTCAAATCGTTTCCGAGCGCAAAAAAGACGACGTGTTCGGAAGACTGCAGCAAAAAATGGGGGAATTATATAAGAACCGGGAGAAGGTTCAAGTGGAGTGAAAAGTCAAAGAAAGCGGCGCGAGAAAGCGGGCTTTGGGACGATATGGACGAGGCTGCGGCGCGGGCGAGGGCACGGAAAGTTGGAGACCCCAGGTTTGAGCGGACAGAAGAAAACATAACATCAAAAATATGGGTTCTTGTAGATCCATCTGGGAATGAACATATAGTTCGGAATTTGAAGCTATGGGCAAGCGAAAATTATGAAAAGTTTGGGAAGGATGACTCTGAAAGGTCTATCAAACAAATAGCGCAAGGGTTTTATATGATTGCATTATCGTTAAGAGGGAAGAAAGCACCTCCAAGACTAACATACTTTGGTTGGACATTGAAGGATTTGCCAAGAGAGCTGGAGGATGATAAGGTTGAAACATTGTAGTCAAAGCACCATTGCGAAAAGGGCGCACAAAACCAAGCCCACTAAAAGTGGGCGAAAAACGAAGGTATGCTTAAAGTCTATGGCGTAGGTGGAGCAGCTACCAGATAACCTTGCCGCTGGAGAATGAAGATGGCTTCCGCCACGGAAACCTCACGGTGCGCTGGAGGTCGGTCTGTCTGCCGGTAAAGTTCAGGATTGTAAGACTCATTTTTCTTGAGAATGTTGTAAATAGCTGTAAGGAGCATTCTGGCAATGGCGATGATTGCTTTCTTGTGTCCACGGCGTTTCTTGAGAGCAAGGTAGCGATTGCGGACTTCTGGGAATTTCTTGGCACGAACCGCATTGAGGGCGCACTGAACAAGCAGCGGTTTGATGTAGGCTCCGGCCCGGCTGATTCTGGTGGTTTTCTTCTTCCCGGCACTTTCGTTGTTCTGCGGCGTAAGCCCAGCCCAGGAGCAAAGATGCTTCGAGGTGGGGAACACGGACATATCCACTCCGATTTCGGAAATGATGCCGATTGCGGTAAAGGATTGGATACCCGGCACCGTCATAACAAGGCCCAGTTGAGGAAGATATTTCTCAGCAGTTGCCAGAATCAGTGATTCCAAATCAAGTTTGCACAGTTGGAGACTATCCATGTGGGAACGGATGATGCGGAGCTTTTCAGCCTGTTCTTCACACATCTCTCCGTCCACAGCGGCGAGCACCTGTTCATTGGTCGCTTTCATGCCTTTGGTGCGGAAACCGGAAACATCCGTAATTTTCTCAGCTGGATTTTCTAAAATCCTGGTCGTAATTGCAGAGGCGGTTTTGCCGAACACATCTGAGAACACATCATCCAACTTGATATTGGAAACGGTTAGGCAGTTCTGTGCCCGGTTTTTCTCGCCGGTAGTGAAGTTGGTAAGTTTCCAACGATAACGAACCAAATCCCGAAGCTGGCGAATATCTGCCGGTGGGATAAAGCTTCCGGCGACAAGGTCGTGCTTGAAGATGTCTGCGATCCACTTGGCGTCTCGCTTGTCGGTCTTCTTGCCCCGAATCGCTTTCACGTATTTCGGATGAGCAAGAACGATATTACAGGTTGGCTCCAGAATGTTGTAGATGGGAATCCAATACTTTCCCGTGGATTCCATGCACACATCTTTGCAGCTATTCTCAGCCAACCAGGCTGCACAACGGCGTAGGTCCCCAGTGAAGGTGGAAAAATGCTTGCTCTTGTAGGTTGTTACTCCATACTCAGTGGTAGAAGCAATACAGGCAACGACAAAGGACTTGTGGACGTCCATCCCGCAGCAGACACGATAAACGATTTTGAGCATAACACATCCCCTCGAAACAGTGTATTTGAGGGAACAGGCAGGGACTGGACGCCCACTGAAAGATTGAAGTAGTCCGTCTCTCCAAAGATAAGGTTACAGGGTGCAAAGCCCTACTCATTGGTGCTTGAAAGAGCGTCCGGCACACATAAAGATTCAGTCCAGCAAGGGCTGGGCCTACTCACCTCCACGTGCTCTGTAGTGTGCCTGCTTCCTCAAGTACAGTCTAACAAATTTAGATAAGTTGCGTCAGAGGTACTTCGGTTTCATTCCCTTTGGTGCCTTGGAGCGCAGCGGAAAGGAATGGTCATAAAGATGGACTGGATCAAATGCACTGATAGGATGCCACCAGACATGGAGCCGGTGATGGTGACAGCCTTTCATAGAGGATTTGTTGTAGACGCAGAACCCGGTGAAAAATTTGTGTCTCACGATGTAAGGTGGAATGAAAAATTGCAGGCGTGGGAAGTACAAGAGTGGAATATTTGCGAAATGGAATGGACGACATGGCATGATTTAGAGGTTACTAACTGGATGCCATACCCTGAACCGGCGGAGGATTGATGATATGCACAAACTGACGAACAAGCAGTACGAGGAATACATGAAGATGATCCGGGATAAGGAAGAAGGGCGACTGCTCACCCCTGATGGCTTACGGATGATATGTTCGGCAAACAAGTATGACCCGGAGAAGATAGGGCTTCACATGCTGGCGGTGTTGGCGAATTGGAATAAGGTGGATGTATAGGAGGTAAAATGAGAGAAGTTGCAGGGGAATATAATACCGCTAAGATTTTTACAGATGTTGTTGACGATGCTTCCATTGCACAGGTTAAGGAATTGTGCGATCAAGAGTTTTGCACTGGAAGTAGAATTAGACTGATGCCTGATATTCATGCTGGAGCTGGATGTACTGTTGGGACTACAATGACAATCAAGGATAAGGTTGTGCCAAACCTTGTCGGGGTTGACATTGGCTGCGGAATGGAAACCGCTAAAATCAAAGAATCCAATCTTGATATGGAACGGCTTGACAATGTTATTCGAGAGAATATACCGGCAGGGTTTGAAATAAGGTACAATGCACACAGGTATTTTGACCGAGTAGATTTATCGGCTTTGCGCTGTGCGGATAAAGTTGACTTAGAAAGAGCGAAAAAAAGCGTCGGGACATTGGGCGGCGGCAACCACTTCATCGAAGTTGACCGGGATGAACAAGGGCGACTCTACATCGTAGTTCATTCTGGCAGTAGGCACTTGGGATTGGAAGTTGCAAAGTATTATCAAGAGGCTGGATACAAAAAATTATCCGACAAAAACGATGGCCTTGAAAAACTAATAGAAGAATTAAAAGCTGCTGGTAGACAGAGCGAAATCCAACAGGAAATCAAAAGATACAAGTCTGAATATAAATGCGATATTCCTAAGACACTTGCCTATGTTGACGGGGCTTTATTTGATGACTACATTCACGACATGAAAATAGTCCAAAGGTTTGCTGAAATTAACAGGCAGGCTATGATAGACGGGATCGTGTCTGGAATGGGAGTTCATGTTGAAGATCAGTTTACGACAATTCACAATTACATTGACACTGACAGCATGATACTTCGTAAGGGTGCTGTATCTGCCAAAGGTGGTGAGGTTTTGCTTATACCTATTAACATGAGGGATGGAAGCATTATCGGAATTGGCAAAGGAGATGAAGATTGGAATTGTTCCGCTCCGCATGGTGCTGGACGCTTAATGAGCCGGGCGAAGGCTAAAGAGAGGTTTACCGTTGCAGAATTTGAGAAGCAGATGAGTGGAATTTATACCACATCAGTCAATCAGGAAACGCTTGATGAATGCCCGATGGCTTACAAGAGTATGGAAGCAATCACGGAGAATATAGAGCCAACAGTTAAAATTTTGAAAATCATCAAGCCAGTATATAATTTTAAGGCTGGTGGAGATTAAATATTGCACCCCGCCACAGGGCGGGCGTATATAGTGCCAAGTGCCTCTCCAGATGGAGCGAACAGTGCCAAGTGCCTTTTATCTTACGGGATAGGAGGCACTTTTTTCATGGAAATTCGGGAGTTGGTAGAGAGGGCATTTCAGAGGGATTTGTCCGATCCGTCTGCGCTATCTGATGCATTCGATTCGATCAGATTGTTGGAGCCAGAGGATTTTAAGCTGGCTCATGAGAAAAACAAAGAGGTACGTCGGCTGTCTGCAAAATTCGCCGCAGAACAAAAAAGCCTCCGCATGTTTGAGTTGAACAAACGGAGTCTGCTATTTGATGCACCGTATGATTTTGATGCATTTCTGCGCTATTTGGAATGGGACCGGAAGCCTGAAAAGAGATTTTACCTTCCGAGACGGCATTATTTGAAGAAGTATGTTGACGCATATCAGGAGATATTGGATGGAAAACTTGATTTCTTGTCCATATCCATGCCGAAACGAGCGGGAAAGTCCCAGCTTGGGATCAACTTTGTAAATATGCTGTCTGGGAAGTTCCCTGATCGGGCAACGCTTATGGAAGGTACTGGCGACGATCTTGTAATGTCCTTCTATAAGGGATGTCTTGAGTATCTGCAAACGCCGAATGAGTATTTGTTTTACGATGTGTTTCCGAGTAGTAAGCTGATTCAAACTAATGCGGACAGCAAGACGATTAACCTGTTAAATAAATCGCGGTTTCCAACCATCATGTGCCGCTCGATTGATGCACGGCAAGTCGGTCTTTCTGAAGCTACGAATTTACTTTATCTAGATGACTGCGTTGAGGGCCGGGAGGAAGCCAAGAATCGAAATCGCTTGGACGCAAAATGGGAGGTTATATCTGGCGATATTCTAGGCCGTGCAATCGAGGGTACGCCAGTCGTGATATGCGGGACACGGTATTCCTTGTATGACCCCATTGGGCGGCTCCAGGAGGAGATGCGGAAGCAGAGAAAACGGATGAAAATTATCGAAACTCCTGCGCTCGACCTTATTACCGATGAAAGCAATTTTGAGTATACCAGAGATGGTAAAAAGGTATTCACGACACAGTATTTCAGGGATCAGCGTGAAATGTTGTCCGCAGAACAGTTTGAATCTGAATTTCAGCAGCAGCCATTTGAAGCAAAAGGCTTATTATTCCCAGAGAATGAATTGAACCGATATTTTGAGTTGCCCGTTGACCGTGAGCCGGATGCTATTATTTCTGTCTGTGATACGGCAGAAGGTGGCGGAGACAGTGTTATGATGCCGATTGGATATATCTACGGAGAAGACACATTTATTGAGGATTGTGTATTTGATAACAGTACTCCAGAGGTGACGAAACCGCAATGCGCTAAAAAGCTGGTAGAGCACAAGGTTTCGGTTGCTACTTTCGAGAGCAACAATGCGGGGACATATTTTGCACGCGATGTTGAAGAACTTGTTAAGAAAATGGGCGGTCGTGTGAGCATTAGAACGAGGCGTACTATCAGCAACAAGCAGACGCGCATCGAAATGGCATCTGATGGTATATTAAAACACTTTTACTTCAAGGATAAATCTCTCTATAAACCCTCCGACCAGTATGGGCAAATGATGCGTGAACTGGTGACATACACCCGAACTGGCAAGGTGAAGCACGATGATTCACCAGACGGCCTTTCACTTTTGGAAAACGAAATTCGCAACTTAACTTGGGGGAAAGTAGAGGTATTTACGCGGCCATTTTAAAATCTCGAATAATCCATTAGACACATATAGATATATAGGTTGTTATCTTAACAACGATTGATGTATAATATATTTGGGTAAACATAATTATCCAATTTTCCTACCCTTTCGGGCTGTGACCAACCACGGCCCAAAGGACAACCCACTCCCCCGGCAGGGTATCTAGTGAGCAGATATTAAACGGAAAGGAGAGCCTCTCTTGTACGTTTCCTGCCGGGGGACTCCCTTCACGTTAACCTGCTCCAGAGTTTCGCAATCGAAGCCGACATGCGGAGCAGATAACGACTGAGCGGTGGCGGAACAGGTAGACGCTATGGTGACGGGTAGGGTGGCACCTATTATCCTGCTGGCGGTACGGGTATCATCCCTCGGGTTTGCAGGCCGCAGTAATGCGCGACGGGCGTTAGGCAGCAATCCACTTATGTGAGGTGCAAATCCTCACCCGCTCAAACAATATACGGGTGTAGCTCAATGGAGAGCGCCGGTCTCCAAAACCGGAGGTTGGGGGAACAGAGCCTTCCACCCGTGCCAGATGTATGGTTCCACAGCTCCACGAAGAGAAAACGGGCCTTCCTTGTGCGCTGTGCGAAAGCGGCGGGGCGAAGAATATTTAATTGGCTGACCCCGGCTCAATAAACTAAAACGGTTCCGACCGACGACACCGGCGGAGGGGTTGAGATGTACCGTGATTGCTATACGATGAAACTGGCTTACCCCTGCGAGGCTGACGGATGTAGGTGCGGTTCCGGCTGTCTTAGGACAAGGCCGGATTGTAACAGGACGGCTGACGAAGATTCGTATAGTAATTGTGATGTGATACCGCACATCGGATTACATAGAAGCAGTGAATATATGCCGCAGCACGATGCAGCCCACAATCAGGGCCGGAGGGTCGCGCCCTCCATGCGGCAGAGCCGACAGTCATAGTGTCGGGTAAAAAAGCGGTGGCAGCTATGACCTGTCCCGGCGCTATCCCGCTGAAAACTACCTGTACCGGATCGGGTAAAGTACCATATGGCATATCCATATGACGCAGGTGTGACAATCTAAGCGGGAAGCGCACATACGCCGCCTCGCAGTTGCGAGAGACGGGAGCGGTGCCAAAGACCGAAAGGAGTCGTCCATTGAATGAAGATTGACGTTTATTGTCCTGTTTGCGCTGCCGCCGGTATCAATCATGGAAAAGGGCGGCTTTTGATGCAGGTGGATAGCAAGGCAGTTGGTATTGTTTACCCATACTGTAAGGCTTGCAAGAAGAACATTAAAATCGAATTGAAAGGCGAAAAGAGCGCCTGAAAATATATAGTTTAGTGCCAAGTGCCTCCGGGCAATGCCTGGACGAAGCGTGCCGAGTGCCGAGAGTGGACCTTTACGGGTCTGTTCTTGGCACTTTTTTTGTTGTTCTGGAGGTGACAAGGTGACTGAAAACGATACTGTTCGGGCTATATCCGAATGGCCGGTTGATGGCTTGACTGGTCGGCGCAAAATCTACACCGCAAAAAAGAAAGTCACCCCGGAAAACGTGGTGGAGGTGCTGGGCAAGGCGCTGGCCGTGCATCGTATCAACAGGGCGGAAACGGCCTATTTGTATGACTATTACAGAGGCAAGCAGGATATCCGCCTGAAAGATAAGATCGTCCGTCCAGAGATCAACAACAAGGTGATGATTAACCGGGCGAATGAGATCGTGACTTTCAAGACGGCCTATCTTCTGGACGGCCCGATCCGCTATGTGTCCAACGGCGGAGAAGACGATGTGTCGGCTAGCGTGAACAAACTCAACGAGTATATGCGCTCTGAAAGCAAGGACACGCTGGACAAGGAATTGGCGGACTGGATGCACATTTGTGGCGTAGCGGTACGCATGGTACTTCCTGACAAAGCTGGCGAGGAGGACGGTTCTCCCGCCTCTATCTACACCCTTGACCCGATGGCGGCGTTCTGCATTTACCATAGCGGCGTAGGGCAGAAAAAGGTCGCTAGTGTTCTGGAACAGGTAGACGAGGAGGGCCAGCCATACTTCTGCGTTTACACTCCTAAATGGTATTTCGAGGTGCAGAATGGCCAGATTACAAAGCAGGAAGACCGTACCATCCCCTATATCCCGATTGTAGAGTATGTAAACAACGATGCCCGCATGGGGGCCTTTGAGCCAGTCATCCCCATTCTGAATGCCATCAACATGATTGAATCCAACCGGCTTGACAGTATTCAGGATTTCGTCAACGCATTCGATGTGTTCCAAAACTGTGAGTTGGAGAATGGCCAGTATAAGGAACTGGCGAAGGGCGGAATGGCAATTACTATCAAGAGCGTTCAGCCCGGTATGGAGGCCAAGGTATATCGTATCGCCTCTGAACTGAACCAGACCAACACGCAGACCATTGTGGACGATCTGGAGGACGCATACCTGACGATTTGTGGGATGCCGAACCGGAACGGCGGTTCCTCTACAAGCGACACCGGGCAGGCGGTCATTTACCGTGATGGGTGGTCTGCCGCTGAGAGCCGGGCCAAGGACACGGAAAAGACATGGGAGCGGGCGGAGCGGGAGTTCCTGCGGCTGGTGCTGTATATCTGCCGGGAAACCGGAGATATGGGCTTGCAGTTGTCCGACATCAAGCCGGAGTTCACCCGCAAGAACCTGTCCAATATTCAATCCAAGGCGCAAGTGCTGGCGGAGATGCTGAACAATAGCAAGATTCATCCGAAGCTGGCGTTCCAGTACAGCGGGCTATTCAGCGACCCCGAGTCTGCGTACCGTATGAGTATGGATTGGTACGAGGAACAGCAACGCAAGATGAAGCGGAGTCTACGGGATGAACTGGCGGAGGAACGGGCCAATGGGAACGATCCGGACAATTCGCAGGACGGCGGCGGTGATGCTGAATGAGCGGATTCTATGACCTCACTGACAAAGCCATCGATATTTTGAACAGGAGGGAGGTCAAGCGGTTTGAAGATGCCAAAGACGAAGCGGCACTGGCGAAATTTGATGAACTCAATGTGCTGGAAGTCACCCGAACACTGTATCAAGACCTCGCCCATGATAATCAGGAAATCTTTCTTGAACTGGCGCAAGAGCGGTATCAGGAGGCCGAACCGCATGGAAAGGAACCGCCTGATTTAGCGTGGTTACTGGCATTGCTGGCGGCGTACAACGCTGTTACGAAATACCAGTATTCCCACGAATGGGAGCGCAAGCGTGACCGCACAGCGGAGGCTATTAACTCGACCACCGCAAAGGTCACAGAGTTTCGACGGGGCCTTTCCTACTGGGCGCAGATGACGGAATGGTATGCGGTGGAAGTCACAGACCAATCCACGTTGAAAGCGTTTCAAGACAGCGGTGTGCGCTATGTGAAATGGAACGCCATGAATGATGGGCGTGAGTGCTCCACTTGTAAGGAGCGAGACGGGAAAATTTATCCCATCCGAAGCATACCGCCCAAGCCCCACCCCGGTTGCCGGTGCTGGTATACACCGGCGGAGAAAAAGCGAATTTAAGCGGCCCAGCCGTTTGATACAGGAGGAAAGAATATGGCGAGCCTTGATGGAACTCTGACAATTACAAACTCAGAATATCGGCCTTGCGTTGTGGATAGGAAAAAGGCAATGTTTCACAGATGGGAAAGCCTTTTAGAACATGAAATAAAACAGACGGTTGCAATTATAGAGTACGAAGACGGAACCGTAGATGAAGTTCTTCCATATAAAATCAGATTTCTTGATAGCAAAGGCTTATTTGCCCAATACCCATTTAAAAATTCAAACGGGGAATAACCGTTAAATATGGCCCCAGAGAAGGGGCGGTATAAGTATCGCAGGCTCACAGAGAAGTGAGGGTAATCAAACGCAAGAATAAGTCGGAGATGACTATAAGCGCAAAGGAGAATTGATTATGGCCACCATTGATACCAGCACGATTGAGGGCTTTGATGGAATGACTGCTGAACAGAAGGTAGATGCACTTCTGAAAGCTGAAATTCCTGAGAAGGTGGATTTGTCTTTGTATGTGTCGAAAGATACGGCGGATAAATATGCCACCGAGGCTGCTGAACTGAAAAAGCAACTCAAGTCCAAAATGACGGATGACGAGGCCGCAAAGGCGCAGGCTGACGCTGACCGCAAGGCGCTGGAGGACAAGTACACCGAACTTCTGCGCAAGTCCACTATTGCCGAGCACACCGCCCGCTATATCGCCATGCCGGGCTATGACGAGAAGCTGGCCCGCGAGACAGCAGAGGCGCTGTTTGACGGCAAGATGGATGTGGTCTTTGCCAATCAGCAGAAAGCCAACGCTGCCTATGAGAAGAAGTTGCGGGCTGATCTGGTGAAGCAGGACCCTAAGCCTGACGGTGCTGGTGGTGGAGAGGGCGGCAAGGATGAGGCCGTGGAGTTTGCCAAGAAACTGGGCAAGCAGCGGGCCGATGCCCTCAAAAATGCAAACGAAGGTTTGAAACATTACTTTTGATTGAAAAGGAGAGAAACAGATGAAGTTTAGTAAGACTTCTGTTGGTGGCACCGTTGAAATTCTGGCTGCCGACGATTTTGTGGCAATCCCCATTTGTGTCACGGAAGCCTCTGCTGTCCCTGCTGGTATGCCCATGACCGCTGCGGGCAAGAAGGTGGCCGCTACCTCTTATGCTACCGCTGTTGGTATGCTGCTGTATGATGTGGACCCGACTGAGAATCCCAATGGTGCTCTGCTGGTACAGGGAGTTGTGGACAAGAAAAAGATCGAGGACCATGCAAGTATTACGCTGGACGCCACTTTCGACGTGCCCGGCATTATCCTGCGGGACAACATTGGCGTGAACGAGTAAGGAGGGATACATAATGGATTTGAGAGAAGTTTTTACTCCCGCTGCGATTGCGGCAAACTGGACTGAAGTTGCCTCCAATCAGATTCCTTATCTCGGTGCCACTCTGTTTCCGGCAAGAAAAAAGGCTGGCCTTGATCTGTCTTGGCTCAAAGGTTCCCGTGGTCTGCCTGTGTCTCTGATGCCCTCCGCATTCGACGCGAAGGCTACCTTCCGTGATCGGATTGGATTTGAGAAACTGGAGACCGAGATGCCTTTCTTCCGCGAGGGCTATAAAATCAAAGAGAAGGACCGCCAAGAGATGCTGCGGGTACAGGAGTCTAGCGACCCCTATGCTGCCGAGGTGATTGCCCGTGTATTTGACGATACCCGCGATTTGATTGATGGTGCAAATGTCGTGCCCGAACGGATGATTATGCAGCTGTTGTTCCCCGAGGGCGGCGATGTGGGTATTGCAATCAAGGCAAACGGTGTGAACTACACGTATAAGTATGATACGGACGGCTCCTGGAAGACCTCTAACTACACCGCACTGACCAGCACTGCCACTTGGGACAAGCCCTCTACGGCTGACCCCTTTGCGGCGTTCAAGACGGCTAAGGACGCTATTCGTTCTAAGACCGGTACTGAACTGACGGTGGCCATTATGAACTCCTACACCTTCAATCTGCTGGCCAAGATGGATGCGATAAAGAACCGTTACCTGACCACCAACGGCCTGTCTCTTGGCTATCTGACCGACGCTGAGGTAAAAGCTGTTGTTGAGTCCACTTCCGGCCTTCGGATTGCGGTTTATGACAAGCAGTATCGGGACGAGGACAAGGTTGCCCATGCATTTGTGCCCAATGGCTATGTTTGTTTGATTCCTGACGGTGCTCTTGGTAGTACTTGGTATGGCACCACTCCCGAGGAGGCAGACCTTCAAGGAGCCTCCGGCGCCGAAGTTTCCATTGTGAATACAGGCGTTGCGATTACCCGTATTCTTCAGGAGCATCCTGTAAATATCAACACCTTTGCGTCTGAAATCGTCCTGCCCTCCTTCGAGCGCATGGACGAGGTGGCGGTGCTCAACGTCCTGGGGGAATAATCGGGTCTGACACTCTAACCCTTTTCCCCGGCAGTCAGACCCTATTGGGGAAGCAGGTGTCCGAACTGGTAGGAGATGACCTGATGGTCAAGGCTGATGGTTCCGTGGTCGGTACGTTCCATCATGTAACGGGATACGCCGAGTTCAGTTCCGAGCCGGACGAGCAGGAAGGTTATTACTTCCCATTCCACTTGACCAAGACCGGGACCAAGATGACATTTAAGAAAAACGGTTCTCCGACCAAGCAGGACATCGCATTTGATCCGGATATTATTTTCCGGGTAACAAAAGATGACACCTTTGAAGTCCTTGTGGATAACAGCAGTGTTGTGAAGTTCAATTTTGCTGGGGCCACATTTGAGAACTAAAAAAGCGGGAGGCAGCATGAAGTTTATACCAAATTACCGCGTGTGTTATGGCGGTCGGTTTTATGAGGCTGGGGATCAATTTCCTATCAAGGCCGACGACGCGGATATGATGAAGCGGCACGGGACGGTGTTGGATGAACCGACGCCGCCTCCCGCTGCTGAACGAAGGGCCGGGAGACCGAGGAGGGGGAATAATGGACAACTTAGCGAGATTGAAACTCCGAACCGAAGAGGTTGACGAAACTGTCTTGCAAGATTGCCTAGAGAGCGCAAAGTCAGCGATTATGGCCCGACGTTACCCTTTTCAAGAGTGGCCGGAGGAACTGGAGAGCCGGTATTTGGATTTGCAGTTCAGGGTAGCTCTTGCAATTTATAACAAGCAGGGCGGCGAATTTGAGACCGCCCACACGGAAAACGGTGTGTCCAGGTCTTATGGTTCTGAGGGTATTCCACAAGAGTTGCTTTTGGAGGTTACTCCGATGGCAAAAGTCACAAGTTGATATTGCTGGGGGACAGCGGTTAGCTCCCGTTGGCGCACCTGCATTGCGCCTAACCCCTTCAATATACCTATGCAGGAGGTAAAAATGGGAAAATTTGTTGATTTAACTGGCAAGAGATTTGGGATGCTCACAGTTCTGTCACAGGCTGATAAAAACAAGTGCAACCATATTGTCTGGCTCTGCAAGTGTGACTGCGGGAACACAAGTCTTGTAGAAAGCGGATCTCTTATCGGTGGGAGAACAAAATCTTGTGGTTGCTTACAAGAAAAATATCTGCACGCTCGCAAAATTGGGAAAAGAACACACGGAAAATCACAATCCAGACTTTATGCAGTTTGGAAAGGCATGAAGCAAAGGTGCAACGATCCCAATAGCGACAATTATTATAGATACGGTGGTCGCGGTATATCTGTTTGTTTTGAGTGGGAGTCTGATTTTACTGCATTTGAAAAATGGGCTATGGAAAACGGCTATGATGAAACAGCTCCACAAGGTAAATTTACAGTAGATAGGATTAACAACGACGGGAATTACGAACCATCAAACTGTAGGCTTGTGGATATGAAAACGCAATATCATAATCGAAATTTGCCAAAGTCCATTAAAGAAATTTCTGAGGAACACGGATTAACGTACGATGCGGTACGCCAGAGAATGAAGAAAGGCGCAAGCATAGAAGACGCGCTCAAAAAGCCGCTTCGGAAGAAAGTGAGAGTCCTAATTAACGGACAGTACAAGACTGCAAAAGAGCTTTCCAAAGAAAGCGGAGTTCCAGAACCGACGATATACTATAGAGTAAAAATCGGGTTATCTGGAGAAGACGTTATTCGTATGTAAGGGGGATGATTGTTTTCAGAAATTTAATGATTAACTGTCAGCCTGTATTCTTCAAAAACCTCATTGGAACAGAAGAATTGATGGATGAATTTGGTAACAGCCTCGGAAGTTACCTCCCCATTTACAGCGAATTGAAATCCACTATGCTCTGCGTCTCCCCTAACAAGGGCAATTCTGAGGTGGAACAGTTTGGCTCTCTGGAGGATTACGACCGGACGGCTACCACCGCCGACCCGCATTGCCCCATCGATGAGAACTCCGTGCTGTGGGTAGACGGGGCCGATACAGACGGCCCGTATAACTACATCGTAAAGCGGAAAGCCCCGTGGAAAAATTCTACGCAGTACGCCATAAAGAGGGTCACTGTGTCGGAGTACGAGGCAGAAAAAAACCTGTTCGAGCAGAAAGCAAAAGCGGAGGCCGCCTATGCTAACCATCAAACTGAAACTGAATACGGACTCCATCAATCAGGCGTTGAAGGAAGCCAAGGCGTACCAGAAGAAAGTTGAGCAGGCACCGCAAAAGCTGATTGAATACCTGACAGCGCAAGGCGTTGAGATTGCCAAAATGAACGTGTCTGACATGAACGCCTACGACAGCGGGGAGTTGTACAACAGCATCCACGCCGAGCAAAAGTCTGGTGTTGGGTATGTCATAGCGGACGCTGCCCATGCCGCTTTCGTGTGCTTTGGCACCGGCATCGTGGGAAAGAACAATCAACACCCGAATATCGCAATCGCCGGGTGGAAGTATGACGTGAACGACCACGGGGAACTGGGGTGGTGGTACATTGGACGTGATGGGCGGGCGCACTGGACCAAAGGTATGCCGTCCAGACCATATATGTACAACACGGCACAGCAACTCAGACAAATAGTTATCCCAGCGGCAAAGGAGGCGTTGAAGTGATTGACGTGGAGAGCCTGATATTCAGTCAGGTCGCAGAAGCCCTCCGGGTGGCTTTTCCAGGAATATTCGTTAGTGGCGAATATGTAGATACCCCCGCCAAGTTTCCCGCTGTTACTATTGTGGAGAGCGATAATACGATAGTACAGCGAATGCGAACGGCCAACATTGAAAATGCCGCAACGCTGATGTATGAGGTAAATGTTTACACCAACACCGTCGGCTACAAGAAGTCCGAGGCAAAAGACATTATGGAAGCCGTTGATGGCGAATTTTCCAAACTGGGATTTGCGCGGACAATGTGCAATCCTATTTCAAACCTGAGCGACGCCACGATCTACAGAATGGTGGCAAGATACACAGCCACGGTAGACAAGGATTTGTGGGTTTACCGTGCAGACTAATTCAGAAAAGAGGTAATTTACTATGGCAAGTCCCAGACTTTCTACTGCTGGAATGACACTTCAGTATGCCGTTGAGACTTCTGCGGGTACTCGCCCCACTACCGGCTATACCAAAATCCCGGAAGTAAAGTCCATGCCCAGCTTCAATCCCAGCCCCAACACCATTGACTCCACCACCCTGGAGGAGACCGAGTACATGACCTACGTCCAGGGCCTCAAGGACCTGGGCGGCGCTCTGGAGTATGGCGCTAACCTGACCGAGGACCTGATTGATGCGTGGGATACTCTGATGGGTGCTTACGATACAGCCGTTGAGGGCGGAAAGCAGGTGTGGTTTGCCGTGGTTCATCCGCAGCTGGCAGATGCTACTTACTTTGTTGGAACTCCTGCTCCCCTTGGATTGAACGAGGCCAGCGTTGGCTCTATGCTGGAGACTACGCTTTACATCACACCAAATAGTGCCCCTGTGATGGCGGCAAAACCCACCGAGGGACCCTGATTAACAATCTTGAGGAGGCATACAAATGAGCGAAAAGACCATTGATATTCAGGACATCGTAAAGCCTGCCCGCCTGACTGATGATAAGACTGGGCAAGTTTATGTCCTGGATTTTTCTCGTGAGAGTATTGTGTTTGCTGAACGTAACAAATTCAAGCTGGAAGATGCCATTGAGTATCCTGTTACTGGCATGAGGGACCTGTTCTACTATGCGTTTCGCAAGAACCACCGGAATATCTCTAGGGAAAAGACAGACAAGTTGATCGAAAAGTGGGGCGGCGGCATCCCGGAGGAACTGGTGAAGCGGCTCATTCAGCTTTATCAGCAAGCTCTTGCGTCCAACTCTATCGTTGTTGACGAGGACGCCGCAAAAAACTCCGGACTGACTCTGGAGCTGTAAAGGGTCCAGAGTCATTTGAAGAACTGTTCGTGCGTGACTGTTCGTATTATCTCTCTATCGGTATGACATGGGAGCAATACTGGACCGGAGACGTGTGGATGGTGAACATTTATAGGGAGGCTGATAGACGTCGTATGGAGCGAACAAATGCGGAGTCCCATTTGATGGGAATGTACATTTATGAGGCTTTGTGCGACGTCTCCCCCATTCTTCATGCTTTTGCCAAAAATGGTGCAAAACCGATAGAGTATCGAACGGAGCCATATCCTTTGTTTGGGAAAGATAAGCCCGAAGAGAAATCTGAACAGCGGGAAGAGCGGGACGCATTGTTTGCCAAGGCGTATATGAGTCAGATGGTAAGGGCCGGAAAGAGCTGGGGAAAGAAATAGCGCCCCCGTTGCACCTTGAAAACTTCATAGAGATAGCGGAGATTTTGATTGTCTTCTCCTTTAGATTGTGGTAATATTTGGAGAGGGGGAGAGATTTTATGGATATTTTACTTAATATTTTACTTGCGTTAGCTATCATTGCTCTAATAGCTTGTGTGGTTTATTTGATTGTGGCAAAAGATGACGATGACGAAGAACCGGGTTTTGAGTCAATTGCACCTTTTCAAGAACAACGAGACACGAAAAGAGATTATACAATTGAAACGAATCCACAATATAGTCAGGAAAATACTAATGAACCTATTGAACATTATCATGTGGCTTTTGTCCGTGAAAAAAGCTCTTATCCGGCAATCAATACCATTAAAATAGAGATTATTGTAGATGGTACAAAACTCTCTGAAATAGACGCGGGAGAAAGGCTGGTTGTATCCCTTACAAAAGGACATCATACTGTAACCTTTCAGCGAGTACAAAAACGGGGGAAAACAGTACCTTTTAATGTGGGCGAAAACGGAGCAACGGCAATTTGTGTCTTACGGAGCGAGTTTAGTGGTGTTTTTGTAGATACAAAGATTGATGAAAAATTTAGAGAAAACAATATCCAAGAAAGTGCTTCGCGTCCACAAAAAACATGGTGGAATCAAATTCCTCTTTTTGTGCGTATAGCTATCTGGATATTCGCCATTGCAATTTTATTGCAATTTATTTTTGGATTCGGTCTTGGCTTATCTATTGGACTTTCATAAAACTCTTTGCTCTCTGGTTCAAAAGAAGCGTAGGTGGGGTGAATGGTGAGGAAATGAAAAAGCTGATTGTTTACATGTTTGTTGGGCTTATTTTAGTTGGGCTGGTTGGGTGTTCTGGTAATGATTACAAAGAAAGTACTATTGAAAGAGGCAAAGATAGCGAGAAAACGAACAATCAAATTGCAGAAACAGATGGAAACGCAGGAATTCCAATATTACAAGGAAGTAATGATGAAAACAGCTTTTCTTCACAAGTGATTGAAGCGGCTAAAGAATGCTATAATTTAACACTAGATTATACAAACGGAGTATTAGCATTTTCGGATGCAAAAGCAAAGGTTGAAAATATTATTGAAGAATACAAAAATACAAATCTATCAGATATTCCGGAATTCAATAGAATTGTTATTTTCTTTAACGCAAATACCGATGAACCGGGGAATGAATATCTTTACAATGGCTTGATAGAGCTTCAAAAATTTTTGTATCCTAATGAGAAATCTCTTCCTAATTCTACAATATCAGAAGGAACCGAACTATATGATGATAGAAAAATAGCTATTGCATATAATGGTATGGTGGAGTATGAAACGGTGTATGCCGCTGATAATCTGGATGTTCCAAAATCTGCAATAGTTTTTTCTGTTTTCAATAAAACGGGCCAAAATCTAACAATTGGATTTTTTGACTTGCATGTAAATGGAGTTGATAGTGGACATATCACAAGCCATTCAATATCAGAAAATGAAGAAAATCTTATTGAGGTCAGATTTGATGAATTGCCAGAAGTAGTAGAAGATATACATGCAAGTGGGAACATCATGTTTGATGATTACTCAACCTCAGATTTTAAGTTCTGAAATTTAATAATCGCCCTCCGCTTAGGAATAGGCGGAGGGCCGTTTTATTTCTAGGCGTATCGAGGTTTCCGCTATCTCTATGAAGTTTGAGGTAGCGGAATTTTATATTTTAGTGCCAAGTGCTTTATTGCCAAGTGCCAATATAGAAAGGTGGTGGCAATATGGCCGTAGATATTGATAGCCTGCAAATTGAAATCGAGGCGACGTCCAGTGATGCAGCAAAGAAGATTGAGGCGCTTACTACTGCATTGACCGGGTTAAAAACCGCGGCTAAAGGAGGGGCGGGGCTTACAACCACCACAAAGCAGTTAAAGGCACTTTCGGAAGCAGCAAAGTTAATCAATGGTGCAAATCTGAACAGTGGAAAAATCAAAGAGTTCACGGCTGCAATGAATAGCTTGGCTGGCATCCAGAAAGCAAACGGCCTTTCCTCTACGATCAACGCTCTAAGGAAACTCCCTGAGATCAGTACGTCGCTTGAAAAGACAGACCTTGGTAAATTCGCAAAGCAGATGGAGCAGGTGGCCGCTGCTGTGCGGCCTCTAGCGACAGAAATGCAGAAGGTGTCCAATGGATTTTCGGCATTTCCCATCAGAATTCAGAGGCTTATCCAGAGCAATGCAAGTCTGACGGCATCAAATAGCAGAGCAGCAAGAAGTTTCGGCGTTCTTGGGACGGGCATCAGTTCTGCGGCAGCTAAATTCAGTATTTATTATTTGGCATTCAAGCGGCTTGCCGATGTTATTTCTGGCTGGATAAAGTCGGCTAATGACTACGTTGAGACAGTCAATTTGTTTCAGGTCTCCATGGGTGAGTTTTACGATGAAGCCTATAACTATGCAATGTTGGTCAACGACCGGCTTGGCATTGACCCCGAAGAGTGGATGCGTGCGCAAGGCGTGTTCATGTCTATGGCAAACGGTTTTGGGTTAGCACGGCAACAAGCTTATGACCTAAGCGAGGGCTTGACGGAACTGGCCTACGACCTGAGTTCTCTGTATAACGAGGACACAGAACAGTCGGTCTTACGTTTGCAGTCCGCTCTTGCTGGCGAAATCGAGCCTATCCGTCGCTTAGGTATCTCGATTAGTCAGGCCACCTTACAGGAATATGCTCTTGCTCATGGCATTGATGAAAGCGTTGCAGCCATGACAGAACAGGAAAAGGCGTTACTGCGGAGCCTAGTTCTGATGGAGGGAGCCTCCCGGATCGGGGCTATTGGAGATTTCGCAAAAACCTTGGAATCCCCCGCAAATGCTATGAGAGTGCTGCGCCAGCAAATTACTCAGCTTGGTCGAGCGATTGGCACAGTGTTTGTCCCTATCCTCATTCAAGTAATCCCATGGGTTCAAGCATTTGTTGAGATATTGACGGAAGCAATTCAGCGGTTTGCTGTTCTGGTCGGATTTGAAATGCCGGAATGGGAAACCAATGATTGGGGAGAAGATATCAAAGAAAATGCTGACTCCGCTGCTGATTCCGTTGGCGATACAACTGACGAATTAAAAAAGCTAAAGCAACAGCTTTTAGGAATCGATGAACTAAATATCATCGGGGCATCCAACGAAATCAAATTGGATACTGGAGAAACCGGAAAATGGACCGACGATCTTGAAATCCCGGATATTTGGGACAAAACCGCCCTTGATGCGTTAAAAAAGCAAGTGGACGAAATCAAACCTGTTTTGAAAGACTTGCTTGACAACTATATCATTCCCATCGGTTCTGCACTGCTTGCGTGGAGAATTGCAAGGACGTTGTTTACAGATATCGGCCGCCTTAAAGCTTTGCTAGGCGGGTTGATGTTCACAGTAGGTATTTCTTTGCTGATTGACAGTGTAAAAGACATTCTTTTTGGGGATGGACTAACATGGGAAAACATCCTAAAAGGCGCAGCTGGAGGGGCACTTGCCGGGGCTGGACTTGGTCTGCTTTTGGCTAAGAAACTTGGACTCACCTGGGCTGGTGGAATGCTGCTTGGAGCTGTTGTCGGGCTGGGACTTTCCTTGATGGTCATGTCCATTATATCTGAAATAAAAAACGGGGTAGATGCAAAAAGTGCCCTTATTAAGGCGATTGGAGGAGCGTTAGCTGGAGGGGCTATTGGGGGACTTTTCGCCTTTAAGATGGGGATAAATCTAGCGCAAGGCGTAATAGGCGGGATTACAGCTGGAGTCGGCCTTTCTCTGGTCATAACTTCTATTATAGATATAGCGCAGAACGGGTTAGACATTGGAAATGTATTGATGGATATGATAGGTGGTGCTCTGACCGGTGCGGGCATTGGTACTGTGATTGCAGGGGGCTTTGGAGCTGCGTTGGGGCTAATTATAGGTGTTGGAATTTCTCTTGTATTTGCAGGAATTACCGATCAAATCAGCAGTGGAGAAGCAAGCATTGGCGATGCACTAATGACAATTTTGGGGTCAGCATTAGCAGGAGCGGGAATTGGCTCTGTAATTCCTGGTATTGGTACTGCCGCTGGTGCTGTTATTGGCCTTGGCGTTGGAATTGTTCTTGAAATTGTTGGTGTAGAAGCGGCGGCAAATGCGGCGTATGCGGCGTCGGAAGATTTTGCAATCATGGCGGACATTCTTGACCGTTGCACAGAAGCGTCCGAACGCACAGACCAAGCGTTTACCAATATGAAAAATCGTTTAGAAGATTTCGATTCGTCTATTGCAGATTTCCAGATTGCACGTCAGCTGGCAGATGAAATTTATGCAATTAATGAAAATACAGATGCGTCTGCTTATGCACTAGAGCAAATGGCGGTAAAGGTTCAAGTTCTGAACGATTTGAACATTGATGGGCTACATTTGGAAATTGATGAAACAACACAACGAGTTAAAGAAAGTAAAGCCGCTGTTGACGAGCTGATTGATTCTTTGGAGCGAGAGGCCAAAATGGAAGCCCTGCGAGAAATGCTTGTTGAGAGTTATAAAGAGCAATATCAGGCAATGCGTGATATGCAACAGGCGGCAAAGGATTATGATGCGGCCGCAGAAGCATTAAATAACACACAAAAAGAACTCAACGAAACAGACATTTTCAGTTGGGGGAAAGCCAGAGAACTTGTCGCTGCAAGAGAGAAAGAAACCGAAGCGGCAAAAGCCGCACAGGAAACATACATGCAATCGGTTCAGCTATACAGTGATCTTCAAAGTGAAACTCAAGGTCTTACAGATTCTATTATTGGGTTAAAGCAAGAAGAATCTGGAGTTGGAGACGCCGGTATTGATGGAATGGAAGATTTGAAAACGGAAATCAATCATTTTAGCCAATCTATTGATATGAGCCAGTTTGAAAATCTAGGAAAGCAAATGGCAGATAACATGTATAAGGGATTCACCAGTTCTGGCCTGCTGCAAGATGCCATCAAAAATCTCGGGAATGGCGCATCGTATAGTTCGGAAAATTCTTCCTCCCGTTCGGCCAACAGCTATTCTGTTCAGGATATCACTGCATACGCGTCCGGCGGATTTCCTGAGCATGGAGAGGTGTTCATCGCCCGCGAGAATGGGGCTGAGATGGTAGGTCAAATCGGGAATCGGACGGCGGTGGCGAACAATGACCAAATCGTTGACGGTATCGCTTCTGCTAATACCGGAGTCATCAATGCGGTCATGGCAATCGGTGCAATGATTACTAAGGCAGTCAACGATAAAGATACAACAGTTTCTCTGGATGGCCGTCAGGTGTCGAGGAGCCTGTACAAATACAACCAACAAACGCAGCGAGAAAAGGGCGCTCCCATTACATGAAAGGCAGGATAAAACGTGACATTGACTGTAAACGGAACGGATTTGACGCCTTATATTGCGTTCGGCGGCGTACAGTGGCAAAGGGCTGATGTAGACGGCCCAAATGCCACACGCTCAATCGATGATGCGTTTCTTACGAGAGATCGGATAGCCATAAAATATCGATTGGATATTACTTGCCGCCCATTGACGCTAGAAGAAGCAAGCCTCGTTCTCTCATCTATTCTGCCCGAGTATGTCACAGTTACATACACAGATCCTATGGAGGGCGGAGATGTAACAAAGCAAATGTATTCAAACAATATCCCCGCCCAATTCCTAATCAAGACCAGAAATGGGAAAGAGTTATGGGGTGGAATCACATTCCCTCTGATTGAAAGGTAAAGAAATGGCAGTTAATCGAATTCTCGTTGGTGATATAGAAATAACGGGGATTTATAATCTGACGTCCGGAAACGTCAATTTAACTACTTCTCTTTTAAACGATGTCCTGGAAATGGACACGCTTGATTGTGACTTTAATAGTCAACTGGATAGTTCCACAATTTTGGCTACCATTGGGGAAAAGGTGGTTTACTACCATGGAGATCAGCAAAGACAAACCCTCTATGTAGATAGTATCAAACGAACTGGGCCTAGTTCCTATCATCTGTATGCGATATCAGCGGTATCCAAGCTAGACACTATGCTCCATCCCGGCGGAATTTACACCGGACAGACCGCAGAATCAATCATAAAGAATATTTGCGGTGAAATCCCCGTTATTGTAAAAAGCAATCTAAAGAATGTTAAGGTGTATGGATGGCTCCCCTATTGTAGCCCACCGAACAGCTCCGCACGAGACAATCTCAATCAAGTCCTGTTTGCTATTGGCGCTTGTCTTACTACCGATTTGAATGGTGTTTTGCGAGTGGAGACGTTTTGGGATGGAACCATATCGACAATAGATACGAAAAAGACGGACATGGCTGGCTCAGTTACAGATAATCAAAAAATTAGCGCGATCTCTGTTATTGAACATCAGTTTGCGGAAGGACAAGAAAGCCAGGAGTTGTTTAATGGCACAGCTCAGAACGGCGATCTAATCATTTTCAATGAGCCGATGCACACCCTGTCTGCTTCCGGATTTTCCGTTTTGGAAAGCGGAGCAAACTACGCAAAAATCTCTGCCGGTACAGGGACGCTTACGGGGCTGAAATATATCCACAACAAGCGAAAAATTGCAAAGGTAATCAATGAAAATGTACCTGAAAATGAAAAAGGCAAAGAAAATGCAACCCTTGTTTCTTTGGTGAATTCAGTTGCAGTTGCTGAACGGTTAGCGAGCTTCTATGCATGTAATAAAACACTTCAAGCTTCGTTTCTGACCGAAAAGGAAAAGCCCGGACAAGTTGTAAAGGTCATGGACCCATACGATCACGAAATCGTTTCTGCTTGTATTGAGTCAATGGATGTAAACATGTCCTCAACGCTGAAAGCGAATGCCGAAATGCGAATTGGATTTATTCCGTCGCAAGTTGATGATTTCAAAACATTTGATGAACGCATCGTGCTCACCGGATCAGGGACTTATCAAATTCCTACCGAAACAACTTTAATCCGCTATGTTTTAATAAGCGGAGGCCAAGGTGGACATTGCGGGCAAAAAGGTGGGGATGTTGGCACGTCACCGTCTGTATCCTGGACCAATCCTCCACCATTTGAGAACCAGTTACGCGGCTGCGGACTTGCGAACGGCGGTGCGGGCGGAGACGGCGGTGCTCCGGGCGCGGGTGCCAGAATCCTTGAAGGAACCCTGGATATCTCCGGGATAGACTCTATTGTATACAGCTGCGGCGTAGGTGGCCTGGGTGCTGCCTATGACCCGGATGATCCGGATGGCTCTGTCGGCAGCGACACAGAACTTGGCGCTGCAACCACAGCTGGGGCACAGGTATCTGAAAGTGGATACACAGATCCAATCACCGGAGAAAAATACGGAGGAATTGGAGATCAAGGAATCCCTGGAGGAAAAGGTGCAGGAAAGGCGGCCAAAGTCACAACCATCAACAGTGATACTGTCCAGCTCTTTGACCCTGCTGAAAACGTTACCGACGAGGACGGCAACACTTGGAACGGAGGCTTGACAGAATCCGATACAGATGATCCAGAACGTGTCGCTATGAAGACACGAGAGAATGGCGGCGCTTACATTTGGTATAGCCGGGGCTTAGGGGCAGGCGCGGCCGCTGGTGCAAACGGCAGCGGGCCGGGTCCAGAGGCATCCGTCTCTGTACGCTCGTCATCAATTAAGGCTACTGCTGCATCTGGTGTAAATGGCGCGACACCAACCCTGACGCCAAAAAAGCCTGCCCAGTATGGCAAAGGTGGCCGCGGCGGTTATGGCGGTGGCGGTGCCAGCTCAGGAGGACTTGCCGTTGGCTCCACGGATTCCGCAGATTACACGGTATCAATCACCGCTGGAACTGGGGGAATCGGCGGAAATGGCGGTACTGGTGGCCCTGGCGGGGATGGCTGCATCATCCTATATATCAGCCGCCGCGTTCCACAGGAACGCGGGCCGCTGGCGACCTCGGACACAAAATGGTTTTTAGACAAGCATGGCAGAAGATTCATCACGTGAGGAGGTACAAATGGCAACGATTGAAGAACTCGCTGCAAAAGTTGCTGAACTCGAACAGCAGATGGCAGCAATCACGGCCCCGCCTACCGAGTATTACACCAGTGCTTACAGTGGAGAGGAAATTGATGCAGCTGTCAAAAAGGTATCTGAAGGATTGGCTGGCGGCGTGACCTCCTTCAATGGCCGGACCGGTGCGGTGAAGCCTCAGGCTGGGGACTACAACGC